ATTTTGTTAGTTGTTTCTGTTTACTTTATTCCATTTTTTATTTATAATTCATAATTAAATTATATTCACAATTAAATTATATTCATAAATATATATAGTTTGGTAAATCAATTATAAATAAATGTCATCAGTTGGTCTTAATAATCCTATATCAGGAAGTTATACTTCTAACTATGGAATGTTTATGTATCCTCAATCAAGAAACCTAAAAAGTCCGTATTTAGGTGGTCCAATTAAAGGTTTTATTCCTCCACCTGTCCAAGACGTAGATAATAATGATTTGTATGCACAGACAAGATTTACACTTACCAATGCATGGAACACAAAAGGCGCAAATAAATGGAATACAAAAACAAAAACAATTCAAACTCCCTTTCGTGCTGTTACTAATTCCGGAGATCTTTTATGTAGAGATAACTATACTTGTGGTGGTTCATGTCAAACATTTCAAAGTCGCCCTGGAATGTTTGGATTAAAACAACGGTTTGGTGCAATTCAATATTTGTGTGATGGAACTGGTGTTCCTCCTGCAGCATGTAATGTTAAATATGTATATGATAGTTCTAATTATACTACTTATTTAAAACAAAAAGCAATTAATTATAATTACAATGATTATTCATATGGTGGTGATCAACATTCTGCTTCACAAAGTGCATGGAGAAGATCTAGAAGATAATAATCTAGGAAACATACATATACAATAAAATAAATATATTATAATAATATATTTATTTATAATATAATAACATACCATTATACAACTATCCTAATAAAAATATTATGACTCAATTTGACGATATTATAGTTACACCAAATTATGGTCCATTAACTACATCGAATTATCCATGTGCAATGCCTTATCACAGTTATGGCGTTTTAACGGGAAAACATCCTAATCCTCCTCAATTTTATCCATCGGATGGTGCTAGTCAGTTTTCAAATGCAAGAAGAGAATATATTAGAACAGCAACAAGATTAAATAATCCATATGGCGTTTATCCAAAAGATGTTAATACAAACGACTTTTATCCATCCCCTAATTTTAATTACATTCCAGTAGATCCTATTACTGGAAAACCCTTGTATGCAAAATACAATCAATCAGTATGTTCTTCACTCTACACGTCCACTAGAAAGCGAATTAATGTTGGAAAAAGTTCGTTAAAAACAGGATTACCAAATTCTGTCCCATTAAGTTATAAAAACTACAATAAAAATGATGTTAAAAATGCATTGCGTATTACACGCGCAGGTGGCTGTACTGCTCCTGCTAAAAAGGGTTCTATATATAATTACTCTTTAAGAAATGGACAAGTTTGTGCATGGGGATCATTAGTAAGACAAAATTATTAAACCGATTACCATTTTAACTGATTATTGTTATTAGTGATGCTCCATTTTAATGCTTCAAGGGTATAAACTTTTTGTGTTATATTTTTTTTGTTGTGTTATAATATATAACGTACATACATAGACAATGAATAAGTATTTAGTTGAATTTTTAGGAACCGCGCTTCTCGTTTTTGTTGTTTTATATACAGGAAATTATTTAGCTATCGGTGCTACTTTAGCAATTATAGTATTAATTGGAGGAAAAATATCTGGTGGAGCATTTAATCCTGCAGTAGCAGTTGGTATGGGTATGGCTGGAAAGATTCCAAAAACAGCCATTGTTCCTTACTGTATTGTTGAAATATTAGGCGCATTTTTAGCACTTTGGTTATACAAAAGCATAATTAAAGGCAAGAAATAAATAACAAATAATTAATTTCTTCTTATATTATAATTAAAAATACTATTCGTTAATTATAATTAGATGCGGTCAAAAAAGAATGAATCCATTCGTAAAAGAAAGTATGGTAAAAAAAAATCTTATAAATCCAAAAAATGTGGTTGTGGTATGAAAATACCATTTTTAAAATGGGGTGGTGATAGTCCAAATGGTCAAGTATCTACCAAAACACCTGATTTGTCTTCAAGAATAAGTGGGCTTTTTACAAATTTAAAAAATGCAACAGACGCAACAACTTCTAAATTGAATGGTGATTTTAATGAGTTTACTACCAAATCAAAGAATACTTTCGATTCCTTAAAAAATTCAACAGAAAACGTTATTGGTGATACTAATAAAGATATAGAAAATACTACAACAAATGTTTTCAATAAAGTTAAAAATGATACATCAAATGCTACAAATAAAACAAAAGGATTTTTTACAAAAATGTTTGAAAATGCAAAGGATTCATTGCATTCAATTACAAAACCAACGTCAACTACTAATCAGGGTGATGGTAATATTATTTCAAAATCAATCCCTCAACCAAAAACAACATCAGCATCAACGTCTTCTTTATCTAAATCAACCAATACTAACAGTAGTAATCAACAAAAATATAGCAACAATTCAGTTGCAATTGCAAAATTACGTGCAAAATTAGGTAATAAATCTATGAAAGGTGGTAAAAGAAAATCATTAAAGAAAACAAAACGAAGAAGACGTATATACAAACATAGAGGGGGAAATAGTTGCATGAATGGTCCAGTTGGAATTGAAAAATCTCCACTAGCATTTACAGCAAGTCCAATATCAAATATTAATGCAGTAGGTCCTCGTCCAGATCAAATGTATGGTCAACCACCATATCCCGCTTGGCGTTTTAGTAATGAATAATTCATACAAGTAAAAACAAAAACATTTACTTTGTTTTTTTCATAAAACAATAAATTAAATACAATCCAAATACCATAATCCCTGTTAAATAAACGGATTCAATAACATCTTTGTCTTTCTTCTTTTTGTTATCGTATATTAAATGATTATCATATTTAGCGTCACTGTAATTAGTGAAAAACTCTCCACATGTTACATTTGTAACTGGATTTGTACCATTTTGAAATTGACAAGGATTAATATTGGATATTTCTGATGTAGCGACCCATGCCGTACCAAACCCACTTTGATTGTTTTCATCTATAGTTTGTAACGTGACCCCTTGACAATCAATCGAAGGTGTAAACGCTAACGTTAAATTATTAGCATTAAACGCGGTTTCAATATCTTGAATTATACTATCCAACATTCCACTTTGAATGTTTGAATTAATATAAGTATATCTTTCTACACTAGCATTATTTAAGTCAGTTGCAGTGCATTGTGTATTTGTATCCAATAAATAATTCATTCCTAATGAACTACCAGTTGTAGTTACATTATTTTGATCACTCATTATAAATTCTACATAGTTACCAGCAACGTCAAGATTATAATCAAATTGTTTCCAAGTTTGATTATTATTAACATTATTTTGAGTTGGAGTCTTTATAAATGATTGATAATCATAGGTAGGTACAGAAAAATAAATACCTTGTCCACTTGGAGTTCCTGACATTTTATTTTATAAATTGTTAATCAATATAATATTATATATTGATTAAATATTATAATTTGTCGTCAATACAAATTTTATTCATAAATTAGTTCATTTTTACACCCGCAGTTTCAGATATTTTTTGTGCGGAATTATATTGATTATTTGTTTGTGTTTGTGTAGCTGTTTGTGTTGATGAAAAAGCATTGTTTAAACTTATTGTATTTCCATGTAGTGTATTAATATTATTAATATTTGCATTTTCGTTTTGACAAACTGAACTTATTGGTACATTTTGTTCATTTTGACATTGAATATTGTTAACATTCGTTAAACTAGCAAATGTAGTATTAGCTGTTGCAGAATCTCCATTGGGAAATTCTTTTAGAGCAGTAAAAATTGTTTGTATATTTTCACTTATAGTGTTTATATTGTAACCGTTTGTGTTAATTGCATTACAAAAATTATATGCGTTTGACACTGGTGTAATTGTATTGGGAGATTCTATATTACTCAAAGTTATTGTATTGATAGGTGTATTGGATGAATTCGCATTGTTGGTATTTATCATTCCATTCACTTGATTGCCTATATTAGTAACATTATTATATATTGTTTCAATATTACTTATGTCTGTAATAATTTTATTATAAAAATTACTAGGCAAACTTGATGTATTATCACATGAAATAGTTCCTTGAGGTGTAATATTAGCCATAGTAAAACCTTCTACTAATTTAGAGTAATATTTATCTTCTTTATAGGTGATTGCTAAATATATTTGGTAAATTATTAAGCATGAAAATAATACAATTAAAATGAAAATACACATGTTACTGAAGTGTTTTTTACTAATGACATTTTTCATTTTATATGTTTGATATTTATTATATAAAGTATATATAAAGTATATATAAAGTATATTATAATTATTATATAACAAAGTATATATAAGTATATTTCTAAAATAAAATGTCAACTGCTTATTATCCATTAGGAATGTCAAGTTATAACAATCGATCTGTATATAATGGTGCAGTTCCATATGTACCATGGAAAGGAACTGGACCGAATAGTTTTCCAATAGGTACAACATCAGGTAATATTCGTCCATTAACGAATCTTGATCCTACCAATTATTATCCTCAAAAATTTGGCTTACCACGTCCTTTAAAAATTTACAGAAAAGGTACTGTAATTCCGCATTTAGATCCTAGTAGTCCCCAAGCATTATTAATATCAAGAAACATGAGTAGAGCAGTGAAATCATCGACAAAAGGTAGTTTGATAAGACAAATGATTGATAATCCGGGTGCATTTTCAATAAAACAAAATTCAGAAACAGAAATTAATAATATTACTGAATTAGATAAAAATTGCCAGATTTGCAATGGTATTGGAGTAGTTGCTTCTTACAAACCAAACAAGCCATATATTACTGAAAATCCTAATGCTGTGACAACAACACCTACATTTTGTTGTAATGAAGAGAAAAAAGCGAGAAGAAGAGTAGTATATGCTAGTACAAATTTATCAAAGAATTATTATACTACTTTGCAACAATATCGTCAAAATCGTTGTCAAACATATGATCAACGCGTATTTAATTTCTTACGCAGTGCTGAAGTAGGTGTAACTGATATTAAAACTGCTGAAAATATAAATGCATCAAATGACCCTTATAATGCAATTGAAGCACTACAATATGGCAATAACAATAGTGCAACCTTTTTAAAACCAGGAGGAGAGTTAGCATTAATCAATGCAAACACTTATGTTGCAAATTGTCAACCAAATAGTGAATTATTAGAATCATCTGAAATTTATTTAATAAAGGTATTGTTTATTCTAATAACAAATCAAAAATTATTAACACCTCAAGAAATAAATGAGTTCAACCACAAGAACATTAACAATTTCAAAGACTTTGCAGAGTTTTTAAAAAGCATTTCCGACGACACTTCGAGAGAAAAAGCAATCAGAATATTCTATGAATATATAAACAATCCATATTATGGAGTTCCTTTTTCGGGTCCAAGTAATCCAAAAGGATGCAAATTAGTAGTGTATAAACCTAGTAATCCTCAATTTGCATATCAAGGCGCGGTTACAAGTAGCACTAGAACATTAAAATTAAATGTTAATACAATAGAAAAAAATATAGCGGGTTATAACAAAGAACAAAAACAAGGTATTTATTTAGGAATTGGGTCAACCGCATTATTAGGAGGCGTTCCAGAAATACCTTTTATATATAAAAATAAAGCTCCTATATGTAATCCTTATTTATATACACAGTATTTACAAAATAAACAAAGTTGTAGTAGTGTCGCAAAATCACCCGTTAATTATATCAATAATGTTGGTTCAACTATTGTTGATTTGTAAAACATATAAAGATAAATAACATACATATATAACATGGAAATTCAAAAATCATGTTGTTTGAAGCTCGTATAGCTCAGTTGGTTAGAGCGTTGGTCTTATGAGCCGAAGGTCCACGGTTCGAACCCGTGTACGAGCATAATTCGTCATTATATAAACGTACAAGTTTATATAATGTTATTCAATACAAAAATAGTTCTATTTTTTGGTAGGTTCAACATAATGATTATAAAAAATGTTTAATTTTTCGATAAATTTATTATGAGGTATATTGTTTTTTTCACACCAGTGAATTGATTTTTGAATATTTATTTTTTTGATTGAATCTATTTTCTCCTCTTTATTTTTATGCCTCATTAAATTTAACATTGAATTATATGCGTCTAACTGATTGTTTCCAAATATAATATTTAATTCTTCTATTTTATTTAGAAAGTGACTAGGTATATCATTTTTAATGATATTGTGTAAATGAATGTCACTACTATTCATATTGTTATTAATAATATCATTTAATAACGTATTGTCATTCTTAATAAATTCCAATAAATACTGTGTATATAGTTCTAAATTATTATCATGAATACTAAAATCTTTACATACTATGTATTTTTCATTATTTGTTATATCCGATGTAATAGGTTTAATAATATAAATATTATTGTATGAGTTTGATAAAATATATAATAAATCTATTATTGGTTTGTAAAATAAATCTCCCGCTTTAATTATACATATACCATGTATGTTTTGATAACAAAATATGCTGTGTAATATCTTTATGATAATGTTGTAATTATGATTCACATTCACTATTGTAGTACCATTGTTTTCTATAAATAAATCATAAAATAAAAAATCGATGCTCTTTTTTTGTATATCATTGCTATTAATGATAAAATAGTAATTTTTTAGATCATTGATATAATTGTAATTATCATTATAATCTTCTCGAATAATGTCCATACATTCCATGATTGCATAACTGTTTTCACCAAATAACAATGTATTTATTTTTTTATTTGCATATAACTCAAATATATTCAACGATTTAATTATTTCTATAAAATCATAAAATGTATTGGAAAACGGCTTTAATTTACTAACGGAAATAGATGTATTTGGAACATGCGAATATATAAATTTATATGGATGTATAATATTTTTTATATTTTCAAATTGTTCATTGTTATGTTCATTTATTTGTGTAACCGCAGTATTATTACTAACATCGCAAACGTTACTCGATACAATAGAGTCTATTAATTTAATTAATTTTGAAATATAATTGTGTAAACTATGAGAAATATATAATTTGGGTGAAAACGGTCTAAATTCTATGTTAAATATAATTGTATTTTTATTTTTTGGTAACATATAATAATTCATTGTAATGTAATGTATATAACTATATACAGTTACTACTTGTAAATATTTAAGTATTAACTGTATTTATTATTAATTTTTAATGTTGTCACACTGGATTTTATTCTTCTATAACCATTTTTTGTTTCAATTTTTTTGTAGGTTTTACGGTTGATTGATCCTTTGATTTTTTTATTTTAGGTGCTTCCAAAACAATTGATTCTGGCACAGATACAACTTCTTTAATGGAAAGTTCTATATTGTTATTTTCTGGTGCAACTTCTTCTTTTTCATATACCTCAATATCATCATCAGCATCATCAATCATTACTTTGCTTGTATTCACATGTCTTATTTTTTTATATACAAAATATCTATTCAAAAACGATATTTTCTTTTCATAACTCGTCATATTTTTTGCTTCACCGTATTCTGTTCCCATTCCAGTATATTTATTCTTTTTCATTTCCTCTAACATAACCATATACAATTCACTGAATAAACCATTACCTTCTGGTAATCCTTTTTGTTTTGCTTCTTCACGTGATACTATTTTAAAACCGAAATTTTCCATCAAACGATTCAAATAATCAAAATTAACCAAATATTCAGGAATCAGTTGATTAATTGATTCTTGGAAAACATCTATTTTATATCCCACACAATTACTGTCATCTGGGAATTTTTCGTCATCATAACCCTTTTTAATTTCCCAAATTTTCACTTTGTTTTCACTATCATTGATTTGTATTCCATTTCCTTTTTCTACGTTTTTAAGCGCATCAAATATTAATTTACCATCATAGCATGTTCCGATAAAATATCCATTCAAAGCAGTAGTTTCTGCTACATTTTTTAAAAATTCACGTAATACATCTTTGTCTTTGAAGAAATAATGCAATGCGAATTGACAAGACGATACTGAAAAACCATTCTCTCCTTTGCCAAATTGACGTGTGACGCCTTTACCTAATTTTGATTCATCTTTTACTCCTTCTCCAAAAACAGCTTTGGTAATTTGAATGGCTTTATCATTCATCATTGCAGATCCATTTTTAATATTCAATCCACTATTTCCATTTACAAATAATGCATATGGAATATGTTTAAATTTTTTTCTGTAGTTGAGATATCTAGCACATGCACCATCTAATTTATTTTCCAAATTGTCTTTTGAAATATCAATTCCAAAAACAAATGATAATTCTGCATTGATCCATTTTGAGAAATCACCTCCTTTACCACATGCAAAGTCGATAAGAGTATCTCCTTTGTTTGCTACGCTCTTAATTAATATTTTTTTAACAAATAAATTATGAAAGTCACGCATAGCTTTTGTTTGATTGTTTGAATTTGCACCAATACGATTATAATAAACATCGTCGTCACCACCAATTTCATCCGGAATATCTTGACCGGTTGATATCATTTCTTCTGAAATTGGATTATGAATTGAATACCAATTACTATTGGCAACATGATAAGCATTACCATAGTTTCTTATACCTCGTCTAAACTCTGATGTTTTATCATAACGTACACGTAATGGTACCCATCTCCATTGACCTTCTCTTGATAAATCATAACGAAACTCTACAATCGTATTATCTTCGAATACTTCATTCTCTTCTGAAAACATTTGTTCATTACCAGTGTCGTCTTTTTTAAGCATAATATTACATAATCCTGCCATAGGATCATAGGGATTCGATGGATAAAATTGGACGGGTTTATAACCAGATTCATTGTCTTTGTTGTTCTGGTTGTTACCTTGTCTTTCAAAATCAGGTAAATTATCATCGATAACGTCTTGACATGGGTTTAAATATCCATGTACTTTTTCATCAAAACCACAGCGCAACACTAGCGTTTTATATTGTGTCAATTGATTCAGGCTCAACATATTTGTACCATCTTCAAAGATAGTTGTAACTAAATCTTCGCCGTTTTTGTTTTTCTTTGTTGTTACCAGAAAATCAATTGTATTGTATTGTGGGGGTTTCCATTTGAATGAATATTCCCAGGTTACTTTGCTTAATTTTCCAGCGCGTCCAATTTGATTGGAACCAACACCAAAGGATGTATGTGTAAAAATCAACCCATCTGTATTATATTCAAATAATCCATCATTTATTTTTTGCATGATAATATTACATGCACCAAATATAGAAATGTCATCTGCTTGAGTTGTTTTTTTTTGTTGTTGTTGTTGTTGCAACAACACGCTCGTAAAAGGATAAAATTTTTTAAATTCTATGCGCATTGGTGAGGAATAATCAGAATTTACGACTGATTTTGGTTGCATCATCTCTATTGTTTTCATTAATATTACATATCGATAATCGTTATTTTTTTCACCTTCAACACCAAAACTGGATGGAACAAATTGCAAAGCACGTACATCTTTTCCGCCCAAATAATAAATATCAAAACTTGCATACAAGTTAATAAACGCACCGTTTTTATTGTGGTATATTAATTCCCCATCCAATAAGGAATTCATTATTTTTTTCTCTTTTGTTACAGCACCAGTAAATAGTACGTTCATGTTGGTGTTTATCAAATATATTTTACCATCTTCTGAAATAAACATCAAATGACGTTCTCCGTCCGCTTTCTCTGTAACAACAAAATTCTCTCTAATGTTAGGAACATTCATATTTTCATTGATAGGAATAATATTTTGCAACTGAAGTGTATAGGATGACGGTCCAATAAAATCGCTAGGGTAGATTCGTTTGTTTTCCACTTCAGCATCCAAATCTTTTTTCATTGCACTAGAATTCGCATTTGCATATTTTTCACTGTATAATAGTTTTAGATAAGATCGAGAAACCATATTTTGTTCTGTGTAAGAAACTGGGAAATTGGTTCCTTGTAAACCCATCAACACAAATTTGATGGTTTTGTTCAAAGCGTTTAATATCAACTCTGGAGTATTAAAATCAGTACCTGGACCAATGCGAGTGTTATCCACTTCTAATTCAATTTCATATGTTTCTGGATTATTGAAAACACCAGAATCATCTAAACGATAAGTGGTCTTTAAACGAAAGCTGTTGTTTTCTCTTTTTGAATTTTTGACAATACTAATATCAACATTGATAGGATAATCATCATGTCTAAAGGTAACACGATTCATATATCGAAATATTTTTTTCGATTTATCCCACTCATCGATCATATTACGAACAATTCGATCCATGTTTTTGTTCATCGTTTCTTCATTACTATATGAAACACGAAAATGAAAATCATCGTAATCAATAGGTTTAATGGGTCGTTCTTCAACCAATGCAGATGATTTATTTACAAATTGGACAAATTGGTTGTATTGTTGGTCTTGATTATCTAACAATGTTTTGATATTGTTGGTTTTACAGTATTCTTGTATGATATTCATACCAGACAACTCTGTTCTAATTTTTGAAATATTGGTCTTGCCTGTTCTCGCATCCAAATATTCATTTTGAATACGCAACATATAATATCCTTGTTCGTTGGACGAATTGAACCCCAATGATTTCATTTTTTTAATAACATTATCATAATCATTTTTGGTAAAAGGTTTGTTTGACTTTGTTCCAAAACGAACTTCCAATTCTTGATTTTTCTTGATATCTTTTGTAAAAGGAGAATTGTTATAATAGATTTGGACCAACTTTTTCAAATCCATTCCTGAGGAAGAATCTGGTCGTTTCGATTTGTTACTACTACTATTACTCATTTATTATAGTTTTTATTATATATATTCTACCTATATTTTTTATATTATAATTCAATTTTAAAATTATTACGCTAATTTCGTTTATTTTATTTAAAATCAATAAATATATTGTTTAATAAATGACTGATACAATTCATTTTATATTATGTGGTATTCTTTCTAAAATAATAGATGATTTTTACGATGAAGATATATATAAAGAATATTTTCCCAATGTAAATATTTTTTTTTATTTTTTATCTGTAATTTACGTATTTTATTTATTTTACTTTAAAAATACAAATGATAATATATTTATTTTTTTATTCTTAATAGAATTAGGATATATTGCCTTTTTATTTTTTAAATATATTGGTTGGAATGATTTATCAAAAATAGCAGAAATAAATCTAACATTATACGATCCATTTACACTAATGGCGTTAATACAATTACCAATGTTTTTACTTACTTTTAATAGAATAATAAGAAAAAATTATATGCTATTACTTCGATTATCTATTGGAAGTATTTTATTTGGAATTTTTCAAGATGTAGATAATTCATTATTTGGAAAATATATATTTAAAAATAAATATAATCAAGGAGTCAATAAAAAAAAATATAAATTTGTTTATAGAATCTGCCTAGTGTTTTTATTTATAATCCAACGCGTTTTTTTTAATAAATTTTTAAAGTTCATTAATATGAAAATAGATACAAATATATTTATTATATCTTATCTATTAACTAGTGTAATTTCATTATATATTCAAATTATGTTAGAAGAACACAAGGAACATAAAATATTTATTGAAAAATTGAACGATATTAAAAATAAAATATTACAATAACATCCATAATAAATATAAATATATTTCAAGTAAATACATAAACTATATAAACATCTGTGATGCATCATTTATTCGAATTAATACTATCAGCGCCTCAACCTGTTGAGCAAACAGTTAAACAAAGTAAAAAACAAAAGAAATCCAACCGAAAACTACATACTTTTGAAGAAGAGTTTTCCACTTTGGAAGAAGCGGTGAAAGAGAGAAGAAACTACCTAGAATTTATTACTGAAAAAAAGGTACTACATGATTTGCCTTACAAAGATTATCCATATGAAGATGTATATCAAAGATGTTGTGAAAATGTGATTGGGTATATTCCAATTCCTCTAGGTGTTGCAGGGCCTATATTATTAAACAACAAAGAATATTATTTACCCATGGCAACTACAGAAGGAACACTGGTAGCATCCACATCAAGAGGTGCAAAAGCAATTACAGAATCAGGTGGTTGTTATGCAAGTGTTATAAAAGATAGTATAACTCGCGCACCAGTAATTAAATGTCCTCATTTGAGAGAAGCGATTTCCATAAAAAAATATTGTGAAGACCACTACGACGAAATTAAAACAATATTTAATAGTACATCCAATTATGCCAAATTACATAATATAAAACCGATCATTGTGGGTAAGTATCTGTATTTGCGTTTTGAAGCTACAACAGGGGATGCAATGGGAATGAATATGATAGGAAAAGGGGTAGAAACGGCTGTTATGTATATTCTAAGCAATTTTCCAAAATCCAAATTAAAATCCATTTCTGGTAATATCTGTGTGGATAAAAAAGCATCCGCAATGAATTGGATTGAAGGTCGAGGAAAATCAGTTGTTTGTGAGTGTGTTATCAAAGAAGAAGTTGTTAAAAAAGTATTAAAAACGACACCTGATAAACTGGTGGAACTAAATTATTTGAAAAATATGGTGGGGAGTTCTATAGCGGGAACAATAGGAGGCAATAACGCACATGCTTCGAATATCGTATCCGCAATGTTTTTAGCATGTGGTCAAGATATTGCTCAAATTGTAGAAAGTAGTCATTGTATGACTTTGATGGAAATCGCGGATAAAAAATCGACCCAAAAAGATTTATATATATCCGTTACAATGCCATGTTTAGAAGTGGGAACTGTGGGAGGTGGAACGCATTTGCAACCACAATCAGCAATGTTAGATTTATTAGGTGTAAAAGGATCCCATAAAACAGATTATGGTAAAAATGCGCGTAAATTAGCCAAAATAATTGCTTCGGGTGTATTGGCGGGAGAATTATCATTAATGTCCGCGCTTTCTAAAAATGAACACATGATTGCTCATATGAAATTGAATCGTAAATGATAATATGTAATTATTTATGTTTATTTATTTCATTTACAATTAAAGCAAATAACTGATCAAAATTATCACACAAGAAATACTCTCTAATATCTATTCCATTTAAACAATCATATGTTTGACAAATAGTAGATTCATTTACCAATGATTTAATTTTTTCTTCAAACAATTTAATTTTTTTAATTTTTTGTATAGATAGATATCTACAATGAGGAGTTGTATGAAATTCGATATCAGGGTAATCTAACCTATTTTTGCTTACATATTCTTCTGTTATATAATCAAATATTCTTTGTTGGTTTCCAGAAAAACCAAATTTGAAAAATTTGTTACCTAATTCAACAATATAAAAATAACCTTCAACCTGTTTATCTATACCACTTTTAGAAGCAGTTGTTTTGATAATTACATAATCGTCGCTATTTATTGATAATGGTGACGTTGATGATATATGTTTGATATACGCTTTGTACACATCTGTTAAATATTTTATAAAAGTATGTAAATTGTTCATTGTAGCCAAATTAAATTGTGCTTTCAATCCTGATAACATTAAATGATATTTTGATTCTGTAGATAAACATTGTAGAACAGCTCTATAATTTTTACTTCCAGCTAAATTTCTTTTTATTATTTGCCATTCTACCGGTTGATCACTTATAAATGTTCCACCTATTTCAATAAATAATCCAGCACACGCTTCTTCTGATTTGCCATAAATAGAATTATTTTTATCTTCTTTACTCATATTATTTATGTTATATTGAAACAATGAAAAATCTGGAGTAATGTAATTTGATATATTATTAATTTTTTGTCTTATGATGGAATTTCCATTTTTACGAAATTCATATGCATTTTCTCCTATTTTGAAAAAATACCCAAAATAATAATTTGGATTTATAAAAATATCTGTTCTTAATTCATCGTTTCGGTTATTAGTAAATCCAATTACATCTATATTATTATTTTCTATTACTTTAAATTCAGTATATCCAGGTAATTTTATATATAATTCAAGACCGTGAGAAATTTCATTATAATATTTTATTTTTAATCTTTTAATTATATCATCAAATTTAAAATTTTTTTCTTCGTCTTTATATTCATCTAATAAATTTAAATTTTTTAAATTATTGCATCTAAATATAGTTTTTGGTAAAAAAGGATATTTATTATCTACATTATTAAAAATATTTTCTATTGATAATGACAGCTCATCTTCTTCTTTAACCAAACTAGTTCCTCTACGTAATATTTCAGAAAACTCAATAGATGATATTTTATCATCATTATTCTCTGCATTCCATATATCAAAAGTATTTATTTCGGATGTATAATATATTTTTTCATTAAAATGTTTGGTTATATGTTTCCATGTACCTAATGCTCTAAATTCAAAATATTTTAATCCAATTCCTTTACTAGCAATATTATTAATATTAGTTTGTTCTTTATTTGTGTTAAACCATTTCACCATGTTATCTATATTATCCTTTGTAGCTTCTTCTGAATATCCAATAATACAAGTATGATTATGTAAGTCAATATCAATAAATACTTTATTTGAATTTGAATGTTTTCGGTCATCTATTACTTCATATAATGATATAATGATTGGTAAATTTTCTATTCCTCTTATTTGACTTCTTATAGCACCTTTTTCAATAACGACAGACATTGTTGTATATATAAATAATAATGTCTTTATGTTCTTTTCAATTGAAAAATGAAATTATCAATTGAAAAGATATAGATGCATGAAAATTTTAAAAATACTGAATAATCGATTCGTATAATTCTTGTTTTGTTTTCTTTTTCAGCGTTACACGATTTACAAGATCAAGTGATAGTTTATTACAAATTTCCACCAATTCAGGTAATTTATAGGAACTAAATGCTTTTACTGGTTTATCAATTTGATCTAGTTTATAATAGGTGTTTTTATAGGTTTCGATGTCCAAAGACGTTTTTTCGCATTCATATGTATATTTAAACGGCGAATGACATACTACAACATGTTGTTTATCTGCGGGTGTGTCAGAACTCACAAACGATAATTCATAATAGGTATTTTTTCGTAAGTACAAGACAGACAATTCTTCTAAAATACATAATATTAAAAACGTTTTCACGTCTATCATATTTTCATTCACCAAATAGTTTTCTATCTCCGACAATGGGGCAATTTTATATTTTTTAATTATATTTTTGTTTTCCCGTAATTTATCTACATATTCTATTTTTAGTTTTTTCTCTACTACCATATTGATTGATTCATGTTTATCAATGTCCAATCTTAATTTTTCATACTCTATAAAACCATGTTTCATAATAAAAAAACACCAAAATAACTTATCTTTTTCTTTTGGACAAAAAGAAGCAGGTATTGGTTGATCTTGAATCGGATCATATGCAATATTTACTGAAAAATCAGTACTACTTTCTTGGGCTATAGTGTTATTTTGATTAGATTTTTTGCTGTCGATAAACCTATCATTGTTAAACATAAATGGTTGTAATGTTTCCAGCAAAATATCACTTTTACTCTTAAATAAATTTTTAGTAATATTCAATTTATTCATAACGTATCTCGTATCACTCTTACACTACTACTTTCGAGTTATCTTTATTATCTTTTACAAAATATACATTTTTATAATCCTCCTTCTGTTGTTCAATAGAAAGCAATTCATTTTCTTGTTCACAAACATATTTAATATAATCTAACAGAACAGTAATTACATTTCTTTTAACATCACTTAAATTAATATGAATACCATAACTATTTTCATTCAACGTAATTTCTGGGAAATTTTTTAAAATCCCCAAAATATTTATTTGGTTATATTTTGACATATTTTCAATTTTATCTCGAATGTAAATTAATTCATTTACGTTTATAAATTCATTTTGGTCTATAATTTCGTTGGTGGTAGTGTTAGAGTTATCTACGTCGGATACTTCTAGTAGTGTTTCCATATAGTATTATATAAAAAATAAGTATATAATATTATAATGTAACAGTTTTATATTATTTTTATTTATCTTATTTTTCAATTACAATTCTTGGTTTTTTCATTCCGGTATTTTTTTCTGTGTTAATGTTACTATTTATTAATTCACCTATTATAGAAATATAAGAATCATTTAATTCGAATCGTTGTCCAATAACACGAATTTGTAACATATCACCTTCTTGAATATTAATAAATTTGTTGTTGTTAAAATGATGATCTCGTGCTATAAATACAACAATAGGAGATGGAATTTCTGTCGCACTTTCTGCGCGAATACCCGCTTTTGTAATATTTTTTGCAACACACATAATATTCATTCCTTCCACTGGATTACAAATCATACATTCAAAAACAACTTCAAATGATATGGTATCACCTGCTATAACTCCACTTGAAAATGTGATAATTTTGGATGATTTTGGTTTAATATACCCTTCTACTAAACATTTGCCTTCATAATGATGATTAATAACATTCTCAATTGTTTCTTTAATATTTCTTCCAATAATAGTAATAGGTAATGTGATATTTCTAGTTAATAGTGATTTCGAATATATATAATACATTTGTGTATCTTTTTTATTTTCATTTCCGACTTCATTTGATTTACCAAATCGTTTTTTCTGTGGATTGGATTGATTTGTTTGTTCTTGATTAGGATTAAGGTTAGGATTAGGGATAGGATTCGATTGTTCTTCTACCATGTTTTCTTTCTGGAACTCATTATTTTTATCCATAGCTAAAACTATTTTATTATCCTCTGAATCATTGTCGCTCATTTTATATTGTTTATTATACTATAGTAAGATAACATATTTAATATCTTTATATTTCAATTTTAAATTTATATTATAAAGACATACATAGCTAAAAATTATAAATCATGGCTAATTCTGTATCTAAAAACCATATTTTTCCATTTTTTCTTATTTTATTAAAATAACGCATTGTAAATTCTTGTAAAGTGCATAATTCCTGATTCACCATCAATTTAGTATTTTCTTTTGTATATTTTTCTTCTCTCAAAATTTCATTGATGACAGATATGTTCTTGGCTTTTGTTTTTTCATCACAACGAGCTCCAGTGTTTCTTTTCGCATTCACATTTTTAATTTTAAAAACATAATGTGATTGTTTTGATTCAAATGAAATAAAGCCAACCAATTCGTTGTATTCACTTTCTTTTATACTGTATTTCTCTCGAATATAAGGTGAAATATCATAAATATCTTCTGGTTCGGCATTTCCCCACGTTTCAGAACCATCCAATCCTTGTCGATTTATAAGAATATGTCTTTTATCTTTATTATACAAAACAATTGCATAAAAACGTTTGCCTTTAATTACCTTGGTAAAAAAATACGATTTTGCGTACCATTCAAAACTATTCTCTTCAAACGTATCGACTGAATACAAATACTTGAATAACTCTACTTTTTCTTTGTAGGTTAACTCAACATCAATAATATGTTCAACCAATAACTCCATCAATAAACTAATTTCAATATTATATTCTGTCATGATTTTTTGTATTGTTACACCAATAAATTTATACCAATCATTTTCACCCCTATGAATGGAAACTGTATTAATTGCTACATTAAAATAGTCACTCAGTCTTTTTATTAATTCATCTACCAGATGTGTTTTTTTTATTGTTTGAATTTCTATTATTCCACTATCTACAGGTATAATTTCTTGTTCTAGATTTTGGTCTAAATCTGGTTCTTGTTCTAATTCAAAATGTATTTTATTGTGTTTATAATCTATTGGGACACTTCTCTCAAATATACCTATGCGTTCATTGTTTAATTCCATCGGTTGAAACAAATAATATTCATCAATGTTAATTAAATATCCAGCACGTCCATATTTATCTACGAGTTCATTATCATCCTGGATCATTTCTGTTAAAGTAGCATATATTTGTGAAATGGAGTATTTATGTTGTAAATTAATATCAGATATTAAATCAGTTTTATTATAAAAAAATCGTTCTTTGAATAATTTTCGTATTCTCTCCTTAATTTTGTCAGAATTGATCATTAAAAAAGTAGAATTATATGTGTCTTCATTGATATTTTCTTCGGTTATTTTTTTAAATGGACGGCATTTATATTGACAATTATCCATATAATCACATGCAATTGTATATGGGACATCTCCAACCGGGAAATCATCGATTACAGTACCATCGGATAATTTTTGTTTTATTTTTTTATTTAAAAATTCTGCAAAATTTTCTTGTGTAAAATTTGTTTGTCCATGATTTAATAAACAATCCACGGAAGTTTCCTTTAAAATACGAGTTATCTTTCCTATTTGTATCGCCTTATATTCAGCCATTCGATAAATATATACATCAGCAGATTCAACCTCTTCGTCTTTTAATAAAGTACCATGCATAAAAATCTCAACATTACGTTTTTCAAAAGGTAAATCTTTGTGACTAAAACTTCTTACTGCTCTACCAATAATTTGTTCAATACGATTCATGTTATACCATGGATCCATAATATGCACTTGTCTTATAAATTTCAAATCGACACCTTCTGAACCAGCTCTTGAAATTAGAATTACTTTAATTTTCTCTCCATTCATGTTATCATTATTTGTCAGTGCCTTCACTACTTCGTCATTATTTGGTGATAATCGAATATCTCCTGTGATCATTGTATATCTAGCGGGTTTAAAACCAGTTGACACACCACGAACGCGAGGGTTCATTGTTTTTGAATCCAGTGGTTCTGTTGGAGGAGTTTTAAAAAGAGAATTACTTCCATAACGAGTAAAACCCATTTCTTCCAACGCAAGTGCCATGGGTATTAACCCAGCATCAATATACTGTGAATAAATAAGTATGACACCTTCGGATTTCATTACATTATCACAAATATTTTTTATTTTACTACTGTATTTTCCAATGTTGTCGAGAGAAAAAATACGACCATATTGTGTAATTGTTTCTTCTTTGTACTCAAATTTGCCCTTTTCTAATGGTATTTTTGTATCCACAAAATTCATCATTCTCTCTAAACCCACTTTTCCAATAAGTGTATGAGGGTCAATTTGTGTTGTAATTGTTTCGGTGTTATCTTCCCTGGGTTGTTCGCCTGATTTGTCTGATTCACCTTCTCCACCTATCATTTTTATTGCATTCGCGTTTCTGTCTTCACCCCCATTTTCATTGACAGACAAATTTTCAATTGGATAAACAATATTTAAGGCTTCGACTGGCATTTGTAATAATGTGTAACCAAACGATTCCATTGATTCAAATGCGGATAATTCTCTCGCTGATCCTAAACCTTCAATATTTTTCCTGTTTTTATTTTTTAAATATTCAATGATATAGGAATAAACATTGGATTGATAATCTCCTATTTTTGTCAAATAAATACTAGTGTACCTTAAAATATCATCGGGGTTTATGTTCTTTCCATTCATTTGATACAATGGATATCTAAGGTCCGGGTTTTCAAAAAAAGTATCTTTTGGAGAGAAATAATTCGGATAAACACGAAACGGAAAAATATATGGGTTCTCTCCACGAACAAAAGAAACATACCCAGTTAATTTTCTCACCAACAATTCTTCGCCTCCTTCTTTGAAATTTCCCTTTTTATCAAAAACATCTTTAATCTCAATTAACCCCCTGTTTTCATTGGCATTCATCAAATTAATAAGCCATATTATTTCCTTGTAACTATTATACATGGGTGTAGCAGATAATAAAAGGAGGCGCATATTTTCTGTATTTTTAACAAGGGACATCAAGTAAAGCGCCACTTTTTTATTTTCATTATCTTCTGATATACGGATATTATGTATTTCATCGATCACCAATAGCCTGTTATTAAACTCTTTTTGAATGTTCATCATCATTCTCTTTTCTCTCTCTTTCTCATTTTTAAAATCACCTTTTACACTTTGAACCCTTCGCACATAGTTGGCGAAACCATCGTAACCCATGAAAGTATAAGCATTGTTAATCATAACTTTTATTTGATTAATGATTTTTTCTTTGGATATATCTTTTATCATGGTAGGATTGATCTCTTTTAATAAATTGTTGCCAATACTCGATTCTAATTGCCATAAACCATTGCTAAGTTTCAGTTTGCGTTCATCAAACAACTGTGTTTTAAAGTTGTCTTGTACGTTTGGAGATGCTATAATCATAATTTGTTTTTTAATCCCTAGTTGTTTTAAATATACTCGCATTTCTTCACAAACTCCTATGGATGCCAAGGTTTTACCTGTACCTAAACCATGATACAACAACAAACTATTATAGGGGGTTTGAAACGAGAGAAAATTCCTGACAAAAATTTGATGGGGTGCAAATTCGAATTTTAATTTGCTCAAATAATCAGCGTGTTCTTTAATATCATGTAAAGATCCATCATATTGAGTTTCATTGAATTCTTTTCTCTCTGCTATTTTAATATTAAAATTAGGATCATTTAAAGAAGGATATAAATATTCGGATTCTTCTGGATGTTCTGACAAAAATTCATATTCCATTAATTCTTTCTTTAAAAGAAATTTATTGCATTCTTTACTGAATTGATTTTCTAAATTTCCACAATTGTTCGCATCAAAATCGATTTTTAATTCTGAATCATCTTGTTCTTGATTCACTTGTTCTTCTTTTTTTTCATCTTTTTCGACTTCTGCATCTTCTTCTAATAAATTTTGAATAGTATTAATGTCTTCTATTTCACCTATATCTTCCGTTTCACCTATATTTATTGGAGTTATAGTGTCAGACCCAGAATCAGAACCCGACCCAGAATCAGAACCCGATTCCGATTCTAAACCACTTTCATCATCGTCTTCTTTTATATTCTCATTATTTATCATTTAAAATATAATTATATTTTATTATTATATTTTATTATATTAGTTGTATCATAACTATTATATGATTTTTAAATACTTTTCTTATTGGATTTTTACATGGTACATATTGTACATTTTACATGTAACAAAATATAATCCAAAAATAGGTTTATTATTTGCACTCAGTTCTAACATTTTATTGTTAATAGTAATGATATTATTCAAAACAACGTTTCATCTAGTTTTATTATTATTATTAATGATGTTACTATTAAAAATTATTCCACTTTATACTATTTGGAATATCAAAATTAGTAAAATAGATGTATGGGTTTTTGTATTGTTACTAGTAGTTTATATAGTATTTATGATTATGAACAAACAATACATAAATGAAATTATTAATAATCTAATCGATTTAATAATATATAAAAAAAATACATTACCATTAATGCAACAATTGGAAAATTATGGATTGTAAATCATAGGATTCATTGCGACCCATATCACTGACACAAAATAAACTCCTGCAAAATTTTATTCACATTTGTTATGATTGTTTTTTTTTCTAAATTATAAGGTCGAATGCTTTCTTGACATTGTTCGATGGTTTTCCATTCTAATTTGCTTACCTCTGATTGTTGATACAATGTTAAATCATAATCAGAATATGAATCAAAAGTAGCAGAATTATTGGATCCAATGGAATCATTGTTTTTTATAAGTCCTAAAAAATATTTGTGTTTGTATATTTTGTGATTAGATCCAACATAAATTTCTTCAAATGGTAATACGTTTTCTATTATATCTATATTTTCTTTTGATATTCCAGTTTCTTCTTCAAATTCACGTAAAGCACAATCAATATCACGTTCTTGGTAATTTTTACGACCCTTTGGAAATTCCCATTCAGTTTCTGTCCAACTAGTTTTACTATTTTCTAACAGTTCGCGTAATGTTATTAATTGGTTGTCTATCATAATACCATTTTTAATGGCATCAAATTTTTTGCAACACACATACTCTTCATTTTTATAATTGGATAAATTAGCATTTTCACACCACAATTGTTTCCATAAAAAATCAAAAGGTTGTGATCCTAATATGGTTTTTTCATAATTGGACATTTCATCAATATTGTTTTGTATTTGTTCAATGTTGTTAATTGAATACTTCCCCTTTATAAAATCGATATATCCAAAACTATTTTTTCTTCGTATCATTAAATAATGTAATATATTATTATTATTTTTAAAAACAATGACACCATAACTAGTTATAGGCAATTTACACTGATATATATTATGATTGTTCTTGCCACAATTATTGCAGACAGAAGTAGAATTACTCATATTCACTTATATGAAACTATGTTTATTTGGTTTATATGTTTATTATGGAATCTTTTTATATCATTTCATTTTAATGGCATATCAAAACAAAAAATTAGATCCAGATGTTTGGGGTCCCCATTACTGGTTTTTTATTCATACAATTGCAATGACTTACCCCAAATATCCTAATTCAGTTATAAAAAAAAAATACTATGATTTAATTCAAAATTTTGGTCTTTTTATCCCAATAGAAAGCATTGGAAATGAATTTAGTAAAATGTTAAATTTGTATCCAGTTGTTCCGTATTTAGACTCAAAAGAATCGTTCATTCGTTGGACTCATTTTATTCATAATAAGATAAACGAAAAATTAGAAAAACCAGTCATTTCTTTAGAACAATTTTATACGTTATATTACGAACAATACAAACCCAAAAAAATACATTGGACAGAACATATGCGATTGCGAAAAAAAATAATATATGTTGCTTTTATTGTTATTTTAATAGGATTATTAATTTACTTTTATACACAAAAATAATATAGATATATATTAGTAATTATTTAATTTTGATTGTTATTATTATTCATTGTTATATGAATAAAACAAAAAAAAAGTCATCAAGTAATACATTAACAAAGCCAAACAAGCCAAACAAGCCAAACAAGCCAAACAAAAACACTAGAAAAAATAAATTTGTCAAAAAAATTAATGGTGGTAAAGTAATTGGATCCGGTGGTTATGGTTGTTTACTAATTCCATCTGTTAAATGTAAAACCAAAAACAATGATAATATATCCGATATAAAAAATAAACAAATTACAAAATTAATGTTGGCAAAAAACGCACAAAAAGAATACGACGAAATAATGAAATACAAAAAAACGTTGGTTTCCATTCCTAATTATAAAAAATATTTTCTAATTGACGACATTGAATTATGTGAACCCATTGAATTATCAAAGTCCGATTTGCAATATTATGAAACAAAGTGTAAAGCGTTAAATAAGAAGAAAATCACCAAAAAAAATATTAATAAAAAATTGGATTCAATAATGGCCATTAATATGCCGAATGGTGGAAAAGATTTGGATGATTTTATTAAACAATGCAATTCGTATGATGACTATAAAAAAATAAATAATTCCCTTATAGATCTATTGACACATGCTATAATACCTATGAATAATTTACATATATATCATTCTGATATTAAAGCAGGAAATGTTTTAATGGATAACGATTATCAATGTAAAATAATTGATTGGGGATTATCAACAAGTTATGCTAATTATAATTCAAATGATAGTTTTCCTATATCTCGAGGTCATTTTAATCGTCCAATTCAATTCAATGTACCTTTTTCGGTTATAATATTAAACAATGATTTTAAAGATGGATATGAAGATTTTTTAACATCTAGATTAAAAATTGCTGATAATATATATTATTCTGACATAAGAGCTTTTATTATAGAACATTTTGTTCATATTAATAAAGAATATAAGACTGGACATATTCGTTATATTAATAAAATTATGCAAACATTGTTTTATGAAAATATTGAACCTCTTTATAAAAAAATAAAGAGTGATATTGTTACTGCTGAATACACTTATTATTACATTATAGAATACATATCTAAAATCATTTATCACTACACCGATGTTAAAAATAAAAAATTAGATTTACATGATTATTTTAAAAATGTATTTTTGAAATCGATTGATATATGGGGATTTGTTTTTTCGTATTTTCCAATTTTAAACATAATGAGTTATACAAAACAAGCAAAGCTTTCAAAAATAGATATTCAGATTTGTGAAAAAATAAAACATATCATCATACATTATTTATATGAAAACCCTTTAGAACCGATTAGCCACGTGGATATTAAGAGAGAATTGTCGGAACTAAATGAATTATTTGACGATGCGGAGAGAGAACACCCAAGTTCGTTGAACACTATTTTAGAAAGATATAAACGTAAGATAAACAATGAAAAAAATAGCGACGACACCACTAGTATTAGCAGTAAATATGAAAATAGCAACACCGAAACAGCAAAATTTATTCAATTTTTTTCTAGTTCCTATTCGAAAAAATAAATTATGACATCAAAAACAATTATATAATTATATGTATATACGTAACATATTATTATATCGTATCATATCATATCTCATTAATAATAAAACAATGAAAATAGAATTATTAATAGCAGGTATTACTATTTTTTTAATGTATAATGCATATCATGATGGAAAATTTTTGAAAAAAATAATCTCCTATAAAAAATATTATCAAATAGCTGTATTCGGATTATTGGGTATAGGTATTTATCTCATTATAAAACGTAACCCTAACGATAGTAGAAAAATATTAATGAATGCCAACAATATGGTTAAATACATGCCAATAGATAAATCATCATTGGATATGATTAGTCCTATTTTAGATTTTACGTCTCAAGGTGAAAATGGCGTGGGTTTTGGTAATACATCTTTTATGAATGATTTAACAAATCAAACTGGTGGAACACAATATCCATATGGAAGTGGTTTTTTTAATAAATTAGGCATTCAATCCGCTGAAAGACGAATATTAGAGTCTGGACGAGTTAATAATAACTATGGGAACGGAAACGGATATAAAAACAGCAACAATACACATGAAATTAATAATAAAAAAGCAACAAAACGTTCTGTAAGTGAAACGAAGAAAAAATATGTAGCATCATTACAAAACTGGAGATGCGGACATTGTCAAAATCAGCTCAATGCATGGTTTGAAGTGGATCATAAAATAAGACTAGAAAATGGAGGTGGTAATGAAGTAGATAATTTAATAGCGCTTTGTAGAGATTGTCATGGCAAAAAAACCGCTATGGAGAATATGTAAAAAAATAAATTATTTATATATATAAAATACATTTTATATATCATGATAAATAATACTATAAATAATACTATAAATAATACTATAAATAATGTACCAAAAATAAATAAAATATTTATTTTTATTTTATTAATATTCGTGATTCTATTAATTTGTTTATTTATATTTAATCCATTTAATATTGCTACAACTTATTTTACAAGTATAACATTCATCTCTATTTTTGTAGGTGCTTCTTTAATAGCTATATTACTAACTTACACTAAAATATCCTCCAGGGAAAGTTTGAATAAGAATACCGTTAGAAGTTTAATATATCGATATTTATTGAATGCTAGTATTTTTATTTTAATAATGGGAGGTCTAGGTGTTTTGTTGTTTTATATTTTTAGACTTTACGGAAATATTCAATCAAAACATTCTATGTTAGCATTATTTATCAATTTATTTATTGTTGTTGTTTTTTTAAGTTTAGTATACCGTTTTTTTGACATAGGAACTTATTTGAAAAATAGCCCATTTTTTCGATTTATATACAATGTTATTATGTATATACCTTGTTTATTCATATATTTAATAGAAACACCCATTCATTATTTAATTCCATCAAATGCGACCAAAAATATGAATAACTCTGTAAAAGATGTATTTAATAATGAATACAGCAAAACTAACATAGGTTCTTTTATATTATTGGTAATAATGATTTTATTATTATTGATTTATTTGTTTTTCCCCTTTGTAACTGAAAGAATACAATTACAAGGGGGAAAGCAAATTATAAATCAAACTATTTATACGAATAAACTAGCTGATTTATTTACACTGCAACAATTAACAAATATGACTACTCCAGATTATCAATATGGATTATCTTTTTGGTTGTATATAGATTCAGAACCACCTAGTACAAGCAATTTGTATTTATCCAATGGTTCTGTCCTCAATTTTGCAGAAACACCTAATATTTTGTATAATAGTGTTAAAAATACATTGATATTCACACAAAAATATAGTCGTGAATATATCGATATTTCAAATGCTGACGTTGATATGAACGAGATTTTATATAATAGAGGATTTAATGTATCAGATAATCCAAACGGAACACAAAGAACCAATACAAGAACTACAAAACAAAGCAATCATTACATGCGAGACGGATCCAACAATATAATTCACTTTGATAAAAATGCAAATAAAGAAATATTTCGATTGGAAAACATTCAATTACAAAAATGGAATCATATTGCATTGAATTTATACAATGGAACTATGGACATTTTTTATAATGGACAATTAGTTAAATCACAACCTGGTGTAGTACCATGGATTGATGTATCCGACTTTCTAACAATTGGTAGTAATAATGGTATTAGTGGTGGTATTTGTAATATGACATTTTTCAATAAACCACTTACCTATTCACAAATATATTATTTATATGAATTATTTAAAAACAAAACACCACCAATTACTTATTCTAATTTTAACAAAACTGTTGTTTTTGTCCCTAATCCTAACCCTAATGGTAACACGAATAAAAAAACGCATACACAATATGGTAGCGATTCAAATACTACTATATTAACACAATCACCCGCAATAATGCCATCAACTACTACCCAAACTACTACAAAAACCACACAAAATAATGGTAATATACCAACCCCATATGTAATGGCGCCACGATTTTTTACTAGATTTTTCAATTATGTATCATAATACTTGATTGGTTAGTTGGTTTTAGTTGGTTAGTTGGTTAGTTGGTTAGTTGGTTAGTTGGTTGGTTAGTTTGTTGGTTGGTTGATTAGATATAAATCATGGTGACATATTAAGAACGAAACAATATAACTCATTTTAGCAATTCGAATTTCTCAGTTTTATATTTATTATTCATGGAATAAATATATTTTGAATAATTACATTATTATTTTTCTACATTTATAATATAAAACAGTCATGAACATTTTTTTAATCATCTTTATCATTATATTGATATATTTTACTATTATGTATTTTATGAGACCAAGTAATACATTGTCTAGTGCGGTTTCAAATGCACAAACACAAGTAATTATTCCAGCAAGTAGTTTAGTAGGTGGTAATAATGGAACATCATCTAATTTTGCTTATTCTATTTGGTTTTATATAAATGATTGGAATTATAATTACGGAAAACCAAAGGTATTATTTGGAAGATTGAATCCAGGTGGTACAGATAGCAGTGGAAATACACAATCAGGTGTTCAAAATGTATATGGTGTAAATCCATGTCCATTAGTTGTATTAGGTGCAGTCGAAAACAATTTAGGAGTTGTTCTAAGTTGCCAAGGTTCTCCAAATCCAAATGTAAATTTATTACATACATGTAATGTAGCAAATATTACAATACAATCATGGGTGAATTTATTGATAAGTGTTTATGGTAGAACATTGGATGTTTATATTGATGGCAAACTAGTAAAAACATGTGTTTTACCTGGTGTAGCAAAAATACCAACTACAAATCCACCTTCTATCTATGTAACACCAAAAGGGGGGTTTGACGGATATACATCAAAATTCCAATATTGGAATACACCATTAAATCCACAACAAGCTTGGAATGTTTATAATAGTGGTTATTCTAGTGCAGGTGGCAAATTAGCTAGTATGTTTGGTCAATATAAATTAGATGTGACATTAATGAAAAACAACATACCAGTCAATACTATTCAGATTTGATCAAATTTTGCAATATAATATGATGATTAGTTTATTTACAGTAAACAATTCGCAGTATATTTACCATATAATCTGAAATATATAAAAATTTAAAATGATTTTTATATATATAATATATAATATACTCATAAATATTTTTATTAATATCATAATATTACATTTAAGACAATTATACATAATAGAAAATACAAATGAGTAGCAATGCTGATAAAAATTCTTTATATAACAAATTTATTTTAAAAAATAGTGGTTCAGCACCTTTCGGGAGTAAATCCAGTTCCAGTTCAACCAGTAATAGTATATTTTCTGAATCAAATAGTTTAATATCAAAGGTAGCATTTTTACTTTTAGTTATTTTTGGATTTATTATAGCACTACGTTTAGGAATTATGCTATTAAGCGTTTTATTCAATCGTGGACAAAATCCACATTTAATTAATGGTATGGTAGATGCTACACAAAGTTTAGTCATTAATCAAAATCCAAATGTAAAGGGATCAAAAACGATATCTAGATCCATGAATAAATCAGGAGGTATTGAATTTACATGGTCTGTATGGATATATGTCAATGGAATCGATACTTCAGGTAATCGTTTTAATTCTAGTAATGCAGGTGTGTATAGGCATATTTTTAGTAAAGGAACGGATATTTTTTTACCCAATGGTTTAAATTTTCCAAATAATGCTCCTGGTTTATATTTAACTCCTTATAAAAACGAATTATTAGTCATCATGAACACAAATGAGGTTATTAATGAAGAAATTAGAATTCCAGATATTCCATTAAACAAATGGGTAAATGTTATCATAAAATGTGTTAATACAACTCTTGATGTATATATCAATGGTGTTATAACAAAATCAACAAATTTATCAGGAGTTCCAAAACAAAATTATGGTAATGTATATGTTGCCATGAATGGTGGATTTAACGGATATATTTCTAATTTATGGTATTATAGTAAAGCATTAAATTCTGTTGATATTCAAAAAATTGCATTTAGAGGTCCAAATACTAAAACAAATATTAGTAATACTAGTTCAAGTGGATTGCAATTGAGATTCCCTAACTATTTATCATTACGATGGTATTTTGCGGATAGTAGAAATGAATTCAATCCGTAGATAATATTTATATTGATAAACACCAACCGATCACCACCAACCATAAATAAACATAATAATGGAAATATTATGTTTATTATTATCTACATATAACATATAACATATAACATATAATAACTTACTATGAGTTGTTTGGGACCAAATTATGTTATATCAAGAACTAATCCATGGTATAGAGAACAAAGTGGATGTACTTATGTGACTGATTATATTACTGATAAATTAAATCCAAATGATATTATATATGTTCCCATATTAAAAAATTATGTTTTAGTTAGTGAACTTAATAATGCATTTAATATGTATAAAAAAGGAAATGTATTGCAATATTTCAACGCAAATAAATTCACAAAAAATCAAATATATTCATCGATATGTAAAGGAAAATGGCTTAGTAAAAAAGGATACGCTACTCAAACGGAAATTTATACTGATCCAAATATTAATTTTTTGAAAAGGGTTAATTACACTGTTATTAATAGTGAAACTGGAGCACAAACAACCGAACCAATAACATGTCCAACCTATACTCCAAAAACACCGGCAAATGCCTTGCCTTCAAATGACAATACACCCAGTGTTAACCCTACTATACTTCCACCACCCCCACCAACACCGTCTAAAAATAAATTTACATTACCTGATTATGTACCAGTTGTGAATACCCCAAAAAATAGAAACATTCCGGATGGTGGTAGTATTATTATAGGAACAATATCAGATATCTGTACTGGCAAATCCAAGGTTATTTGTGATTATAATCCGATTGTTTGTTTCCCATCTAGTTATTCAAATGTTCCGAGAGAAAATGGAAAAGATACTGAATTATGTTATACAAAAGGTTCTCTTACGTTTTTAACAAATAGTGGCATAAATACATCTTCTGCAATAAATGGCGATAAATTTCCTACTAATTATAAAGGTTTAACTTCAGTCAATTCTATCTAGACATTCATTTTCTGATAGGTTCGTAATGACCACCATTCCAGTATATGTTGACAGTGTTTGCAATATTTCCATTTATAGGAATAAATTCAATTATTCTATTTCCAGCGTCTCTATAGTTCGATACATTTATTTGAAGATTCCATACATTACATGCACATTGAATTTCGATAGCTCCACCCCATGTAGATACTTGTCGCATTTTTGTGATATAAGTATTTGGGTTAATACTTTCAATCATAAGTACATCATGTGTTTCTAAACCATCTATAATAGGTTTATTTTCTTCTAAATAAGCACATATTGTTTGTCTTATTTTGTAGCTGTCTTCCTTGATAAAATAACTTAAACTATTGAATAAACAACTCATTTATATTTTATGTTTACTATAAAATATAAAAAAAATATAAATTGAACCTATTGTCTCAAGTTAGGATTAATACATATTTCTTGTGAAGGGAAAATATCACCAGACATGCATTTTTCATTTTCATTTACCTGAATACAGCTACGAAATCCTCTATCCTCACCTATAAAACACCATCCTGATTTGCTAGTTGATTTACTTTGTTGAATATTACTCATTGAATCATCCGCTTTATAATTGAATGTATTTGACATATTATTATTCATTGAACCATTTGTATCTTCAATCAATGCTGTATTTAACGATTTATCTAATGCGTTGCTGTTTAGTGAATTGGCTAATGGTATTGTATTCGCTACATTCTGTGCTGAAATATTTTTTATTGAGGATGATATTGGTTGTATTGGTTGTATTGGTTGTGATGTAGGATATTGTCCACTATTTTTAATAGAGCCATTCGATGCAACTGTTTGTGGTAAAGATGTTGGTTGTTTATATGATTGTGTAGTAGGGGATGGAGTACTAGTAGTATTATAATTCAATGAACTATTTTCAGTTTGTTCTTTTGATAATTTATCTGCAGCATAAACGCCACCTTTAATTGTTCCTTGAGCTATAAATAACAAATCATGTACTCCTTGAATGGCATTTTTAAAAATATTCAAGATAGACCCTCTAAAAATCGAATGAAATAAATTACTAAGCGCACTTGTTATCGGTTTTATTGCATTTATAACATCCTGTGTTCCTACCGCTAAATATACAAATATATTAACACCTAACAAACCAAAAATAAAAATAATTAATACGAAAATCTTCCAATCCAATCCCAATATTTTTTTAGACGACATATTTGAATCAGAAGAATTCACTATATCATCTCCTGATGTCAAAGACGAAGATGATGAGTTAGTAAGTGATTTAAGACCAGACTGAATACTTGAAGATAAAGAACTTAATTTATCCTCCATATTATTTTTTGATTCATTATCGTTATTTGAATTCATTTTCGTGTATTATTATATATATGTTAGAATTAAAAATGATCTAATAAACCTAATAATTGATTTTGTTTTATTATGTTATTTGAAAGTAAACAAATATAAAAATTGATTCAGGTCAGTCAATATCTCATCTCGAATATTATATAAATCTGTATTCGACATTTTAACCATAAATGGATTTGAATTTAAATTTACTAAATATTCTTTAAATTTGATAATTTCATGTTTGAATTTTTTCATATCCTCAACGGATGAATTAAAATCCGTTAGTTTTATATGATTGATTTTCAATAAATTGATACGATTTCCTGCTTTTCCTAATAAAACTTCAATAAATCGATCCATATTTTCATTTATTTTGCTATATAATTCATCTGTAGCTTTATGAGTGGCATAACTATATGTCTTCCAATGATACAATTTTATCATAATTATTGTTTCTAGAAAACGCACAGTTATTTCTCTCTCAAATGCATCAACGTTTCCTGGTAATTTGTGTAAATTTTTTTTGGTCTTGTGAGTTTTGTGAGTTTTGTTTCTTTTTTGGGTTTTGTGCTTAGCGGTAGCAGTTTTATTATGATATTTATACATGGTTATAATTAATATATCATAATATTTTTATTTTTTATACATGTTGGGATGCATAAAAAAGCAAATTATACCCTAGGAACAAATTCTTCCCCAAATGCGTTCATCTTTTCTAGTTTTTCAATTGTTTTCTCTAAATTACTTTTGGATGTATTATTAAACAAGTAATCCGTATTAGGTGACTTTTCATTTTTTTTTATTTGTTTATAAATATTATCTATTTTGTTCAATACAATTACCAGCTTTTCTTTTTGTTCATTGGAAAGCAATTCTTCACTACCAATATTTATAATTGTTTCTGTTAAAATTGAAACAGCGTAATATATTAGATATTTCCGTTTTTTAAAAATGCTTTGACTATTACCATATCGCAAACAATATAAATTCAATAAACTTTTCATAATTTTTTTAATTAATTCACTTTTATCATCTGAATAATACAATAAAACATCCCATATTATCCATATTATATCCATTTGAAATTTGCTATCAACCGGTATATTAGTACGACGTTCACATAGACATTTTTCTTTTTTGGTTTTACATATATGTTCGAATTCCATTATCCACTCAATCCAATAACACGCTTGTATCGTATTTTTACCATCATTGGATATATTATAAACTAATTCATTGATTGCTATAAATAATTCTTTCGGATCATCTTTTTTAAAAATAGAATTCGCATAATAAACATCAGGCGCTTTTAATTTATTTGTCATATTTATCATTTCAAATTCCTCTTTTTTAATGTTAATTGATTCAAAACAATGTCGTCGTTTAACACTGCATAATATAAACATCATTTCTGCAAATAATTTTCTTATTTTTGAATTATTACGCATTGAAAGCTCTGATTGAACGTATCCATTCTGTAATATCGTTTTAAATGTTTGGATTCTTACTTCTAGATAAACAGATAATTTAGGATTCCCCAAATGAATATATTTACTAAAAAAATAAATAGTAATATCCCATAAATCAATATAATTTCCTGAGCATATTAATTCGGCGGACCAATAGATTGATGATTCTATATTAGAACTAATTAAGCATTTTAATAGTTCTTTTTTAACATCGGATTTTTTAAATTCAGAAAATGTTATTCCTTTAAATTCTTTTGCTGATCGAATATCATTAATTTCATGATCCATGATTTATCTGTTGTGTGATTTAATATACATAGAATAAAAAAAATACATTAAAAATACTAAAAATCCCGATAAAAATTAAAAATTATAAAATAAAATTATAAAATAGAAGAGCCATTATAATTTATAATACAAACCTATATATAATACAAAATGACTAAATTTAAAAATACTATCATGAATAATATTATAGAATCTGTTAATGATTTATACAAACATACGTCAACATGGGGTAAAGTATTACTATTTTTTCTATTATTAGCTGTCATATTTTTCATATCTAAATCATTTGATAAATCACAAAAAAAAGAAGGATTTACAGACATTTTAAGTGATGATATAACATCAGAATTAAACAATACAGATTTATATTTAGGTTCCGATTTCTCAGTTAAATCTAATATCAATGACATATATGATGATTTTTATGCAACTATATATGATGATTTACTCTATTATAAATTTAAAAATAATTATGAAATTGGAGTATTAATAAACAATGCAAATCCTACAAGTGAAAGTATTATTTTAGACATTGGTTCCGGAACTGGTCATTATGTGGGCAATTTAGCATCAAAAGGATATAATGCCCATGGTATAGATATTTCACCTTCTATGATTAAAAAAGCGAAACAAAATTATCCCGAATTAATAAATAATTACATTCATGGTGATGTTCTCAATATAAACGTATTTACACAAAATAGTTTTACGCATATAAACTGTATGGATTTTACCATATATTACATAAAAAACAAATCAGCATTTTTCCAAAATTGTATGAATTGGTTAATGCCAGGAGGTTATTTATTGGTACATCTGGTTGATAAAAACAATTTTAATTATACAATTCCATCTAGTGGATTATTCAACAATGATAAAAATTCAAAAAAACAAATGGGCAACGCACGAATTATTCAAAACAAAGTTGCTATTCCAAACTATAATATGGAGTATTCTTCTATTTTTGAAATAAACAACGAAAACAATTATGCTACTATTAATGAAACATTCAAAAAAAACAGAAATGATAATCAAGTAGTTAGAAAAAATTCTCATGTGCTCTACATGGAATCAATCGATGAAATAAATAATATGGCATTAAATGAAGGATTTATTTTACAAGGTATGATAGATATGGGTAATATAGAACAATCACGACATAATCAATCTATTTATGTTTTTACAAAACCTAATTAGTTTGGAGAAATATTGTAGGTTGTCACTGAACCCAAATTTTTCAAAAATACATTCTCCTTTTTTATAATTTCAAATTTTATATCAAATTCTATTTCTTCTAATTGTTCATATATATGCCTAGAAAATTGAATCGTATCAATTTCGGCAGTAGATTGTAATCTAGATGCAACATTTACAGTGTTACCCACAACACATAAACGTGGTATTTCATTGCCTAGTATTCCTATACTAACAGATCCCATATTTATTCCAATACGAATTAACAGCTCATTTTTATGTGGTGTTTTTATTGTTTTTATTTCTTTAATAATATCAAATGCAAACAATATAATTTCTTTTATAACAATTTTATGATTAATATCATTTCTAAAAATATCACCTACTACCATATAAGCATCGCCAATAGTTTCTATTTTTTGCAAATGTGGATATTTTTTTATTATTTTGTCAAACGCAACATATATATTATTGAGTAACTGAAAAATAACTTCATTGTTATATTTTTTTGCTAATTCTGTATAATTCACTATATCAGAAAAAAGAATACATATCATATCATATTGTTTTGCGTTTGTAGTTATGTTTGTAGTTATGTTTGTATTTGCATTTGCATTTGCTATATACTCTTTATCTAAATCTAACGGTAATATTTTTTTCAATAACTCTTGTTCCAGTATAGTTTTATTTTCTGGTATTCTCGTTAATAATTTATTTGCTGTAAATTTAATAAAATTATTACATTGTTCGCTTATAATTGCAGTTTCATGTTCATATTTTTTTATATATTTAATCAAATATGTTATAAACTGTACAGATTGTAAATCCATATTATTTATTTGCATTAATTCTCTTTCATTATAATCATTAATTATTATACTCGCCATAATTTTACTTAACATATCCGCAAACGAATAATACAAAGTAATATTATATTTATTAGTTATATTTGTTAATTCAATGAAATTGATTAACATAAACATGAACCATATAAATAAATATATATTAGTAAATAACAATGAGCGTCTTTCATACAATGATTTCATAAAAATTATAACTAATATCCATGAAAAACCAATAAAATAATAATAAATTTTACTATTATAATAAGGATAAATAAATATATTTATTAATACTGGTATAATATGATATTGCATATTTATTTTGTATATATTAAATTTATTAACATCACAATACATTTTAAGCATTAATGGTGTCGCAAATAACCACATAATATTTCTGTTGAATTCGTATTCATAAAGTGTCATATTATTCTGCAAAAGAATATTTAATGTATATTTTATATAAATTAGCGCTAATAGAATTGAATAATTATTGGTTGCATTATAATAAATAATAGTTTTAATCAAATAAATAAAATATATAGATAAACCGAATTTATGTATGTTCATAATAGAATAATAAAAATTAGGATTTTGTTGGATAAATTCATTATTTATTATATTAGAAAAATTTGATAAATATAAATTATTTATTATATTATTCGCATTAGAATATATAAATATATATAAAAGCGAGTATATCATATATATTATGATATTTTTATTTTATATTATAACTTTTTAATTCTATATAAAAAATACGATAAAATTTGATAATATAATTATAATGTGATTATATTATCAACCGTCATGATAATAAATAAACCCTATCAGGATAATAAAAAAATATATGTGGTTTTTGCATTGTCATTTTTATTTGGTTGTCTTATTAAAACATATGATGAAATTGTAGATAACAAACTGACATGCAGTGTTTATTTAACTGAAAGTATTAAAATTTTTATGATTGGTATTATAACAATTCTTTTTTTATATGAAAATAGTTTTATTATTCCATTTTTATTTGGTTTATGCTATAATTTATATTTAGGTGATTTAATACTAATAAAATTCAATAACACCCCCATAGAAGACACCGCTATTAATGATCCTTATTGGAATAATAGTATAATTTACGTTACTGTATTAGCTGTCTTTATATTTTTCTATAATTACAAGCAGTATTTTTCTACATTCAGGTCCTTTTGGGTATTTTTACTATCCAAGAATAAATATATTATTTCTACTAGTTATATTGCATTTACTTTTTTTTCATATTTATGGGAATCCTATTATTTTAATGAAGAGAATAGCAGTAAAAAATATTATTGGAGAATAATTTTTGTTTTATATAGTATTATCACATGTGTTCTGTTTATTGTTTATAAAGATTATTTTGTGTTAGGACTCCCAATGTTAAAATTATGGCATATCGGGTATTTGTCTGTTTGGTTTATATTCAAATTTTTTATACGTAAAGAGAATGTTGTAATTAAAGAATCACATATTGATGTAGAAGAATACGACCAAAAAACAAAAAACATAAAAAAACAAAAACAAAAACATAAAAAACATAAAAGAAACCAAAAACATGGAAATGGAAATTCTAAATAACATTAGCAAATAAATTATAGAAACATAAAGAAGATATAAAAAACATAGACCACATTGGAATAAAATTCAACGGTTCACTTCCTATATATATTTCATTTTTTATTGGTCTTCGAATCCAATATAATTTTCTATTGAATCTATAAAAATTCATATCAAAAAGCACTGCTAAAAATGTAAATATTAAAACCATTAACGATTTAAAATTAGTAATAAACAAAGCGAATCCTAATGTAAGCATTAGACCTACAAATTCTAAATCAGGATAATTGTTAAAAACAATAGGAACCAAAAATGATCCCAACGCCGGGAAAATTAAATACATGTATTTTGATTTTGGTAAAAATATATCGTTACCGTTACCGTTTATTAATCTGAATAAAACTAATCCCAGTACTATTACAACTCCATACGCTGAATATACAAATAAAGATGTGTTTAATAATATTGTATTTGAATACCTCCATGCGACACCATATCTTTGTCTTTTGGTTAGTTCTTGTACTAATCCATCTCCTAACCATATTATTAATGTAGTTATTAAAACAGCAAAAGTATTTAATTTTGTAACTAATAGCAACGCAATTAATAGAATAAAATAGAGTAGAGCTTTTAAATCCGCATTATTTTTAAAGTAGGTTGATATACATATTACTAAAAAAGAACCAATAAATAAAGTCAAATAGTTAAAATTTAGGCTCATATATATATTATATAAATACAATAAAAAAAATATATTTTATAATTTATTAGACATTCATACTCTAGATGATATGGATACTATATATTCCTATAGTCCTACTATTATTATGTTTTATTTATATCATATATACGCGTATTACGTATGACCGTTTTTGGATTCAACAACCGGTTTTTCATAAATATAATATAATGTATTATTTTTCATCACCTCAACTCATACAACTAGAAAAACCATGCAAAAACAAATACACCAATTTTTCTAATATTGAAACCATACCTTTTGCCGAACTCGAAGATCCTCTATGGAACAAGTTTCTCTCCATGATACAAAACAAAACCGGTGATATTAAAACGAAACCTGATATTTCACCCATCTTCAATAGCGTTTTAGAGAGAAGTTACATATCCTTTTACACCGAACCTGTTATATATGAAAACATTGAAAAAGGATATTATATGGATGAAAAACGACCTTTAGGTGTGATAACCAGTCGTCCTTTACGTATGTTTATTAAACAATCGAATGATAATACTAACGAACAACCAATATATTACATTGATTTTTTACATGTAGATAACAATAAAAGCAAACAAGAACAACAACTTATGAAATACGAACTTATACAAACCCATATATATAACCAGCAATTGTTGAACGCGAGAACATTGAATGGCAACAACAATAAAAACATTCGTATTTGTCTATTTAAACGGTCTAATATAACGAATAACATTGGAGTTGTCCCATTATGTCTATATAAATCCTATGTGTTTTCTCTCAAACAATATTATTGTAAGAAATTTATAGGTGCAAGTTTAACCCAATCACAAAATCATTTTAAACATTATCAGGCTTTTGAAGTTACAAAATCATCGTTTCATAATGTATTGGACTTCATAAAAGAACAACATCTGGATCGATTCAATATTTTTATTTTACCCAATATAAATAACTTATTCGAACAAATCACATCGAGAACCCTGCTAGTTTATTATTTGTTTGATGTCATTAACGGACAAATAATATCCGTTTATTTTTTCAGATTACACAAACGTACGATTTCATGTGTTGGTGCTATTTGTTATTATGATAAACATGCATCACGAGCGGGTAGAATAAATAAAAACACGGAGGAGTTGTTTATATATGGATTTAAATTAGTATTGTATCAACTTACTGAAAAAAAGGTACTACACGAGCAGTCTGGCAAAAAGAACCCCCAAAAATCCAGCGAAAAAGAAGAATATGAGTTTTTCTGCATAGAAAATATATCAGACAATTGTATTATTGTAAATGATTTAATAAAAACGACCCAAAACAGATCTACCTTATTTTATAGAACGAGAGATACCATGTATTTTTTATATAATTATATTCATAAACAATGTGATTCTAAACATGTATTTATATTACAATAAATAAATATTTCGGGGGGTTAGGGTTAGGGTTAGGGTTAGGGATCGTGTTCGGGTTCGTATTCTGATTACCTCACATATTTTCCGACTCTGGTAAAACTATCCACTATAAAAATCATAAAAATTCCTAAAAAGCAATATAGTATAACTTCTTCTGTTACATTGTTGGTTCGTTCATCTTGTTGTTCTTCTAAAAGATGAATCATATAGTTTAATTTTTCTATTAAAATAGAGTTTTCAATGTAGGTGGGGGAAGAGGATGACATTAATGACGGTAAAAAAGGACTGTTAATCATATTGTCAGAATTTGCATATATTTTTTTATTAATATTGTTCGCGTCTGTATGAGCCTGTGTTTGAGCAGTTCTATTCCAATTGGAGACGGTACCATAACTATAATTAGGACTAAATTTTTTATAATATTCTTCTACTGATTTGTTATCTCCGTAATTGTTATTTAAATTATTATATTCTATACTATCTAAATAATTACTCGCATTCGGTTGATTTGACTGGTTTGGTTGGTTCGCATGGGTAGGTTGAGTTGGTTGAGTTGGTTGGTTTGGTTGTGTATATGATTTTGAATTATTATCTGAAGGAATAGTGTAGTAATTTGAATTATCTGAACTATTTAAAGCATTTACCGTGTTATTTTTACTAGTATTGTAATTATCAGTATCATTGTCACTGTCTATACCAATACCCGTATAATTTTCTTTAAAACTTGATTTATCTATCGTTCTATTTACTCCTGCAGAGTCTGGAAGTGGTAATGGTGAAAAATCACCCATCTCCACACCATCGATTGAATCATTATAGATAGAATTTTCGTGAATTTTTTTTATAATACTTTTTACTTTATTGTCTTGATTGTTGCCATTGTCCCTATATTTTTGAGTTTTATTATTATGAGCAAATCTTTTTTTGGATATTAAATTATCTGTACTATTATCTATTCCATTATTATCATATGGTGATGCATATAATGCTAAAGACATATTCTTCTTAATAAAAATTTAGATAATAATTTGATTATGTGAATGAAATTTTAATATTATTATTAATTATATTATAATATATTATATTTATAATATAAAATGACGTATATTAATAAAATAAATCCAAATAAAAACATGCAAAAATATATGTATAACGGTGTTATTATCACATTTTTAATTTTGTTTATTTATTTTATTTTTTTTAACAACATATCAGTTTTTGCAGTAACAACATTTTGTTTTGATTCCGATTTAGGGAGAATAGTACTATTAGTCGTATTATTAGCTGTAGCTAGTTGTAATTTATTTTTAGGTATATTATTTTTGGGGATAATAGTATTTTTATATGAATATCAGCGTAAACATGCAAATATTTCTAAATATAATAATATGGATTACAATATGTCTAGCGTTATAGAAACACCACAAAATAAAAAAAATATTACAATACAAGATATTCTTACTCTAGAAAACAATATTTCTTCTAAACAATCGAATAGCTCGGCGAGTTTTGAATATGGTGGGTTAAATACAAACAATTCCAATATTATGCAAATTTTTCCTTCATTTGAAGGAACGTTCAACAATAATTATGCACCTTTTTTACAATAAAACCAAAAATATCAAAACATAAAATATTAGTTAATATTAAATAAACATGTTCAAATTTAAAAAGAGCACTATTTCTATTTTATTATGTTGTGTTATTGTGATTTCTGTTATTTTTGTATTTTCGGCTATGTATAACATTCATGAATCGAACCATCTAGAAGCATTTTCGTTAAGAAAAACATTTAATTCGCAAAAACGAAAGTTAAGAAATTTTAATAATAGACAACTAACAAAATATAGATCTAAACTGAATCGGTTTTTTAAATCGGTTTTCTAAATCGATTTTCATATATAAAAAAAATTTGTTATATATTTAATATCCATAAAATATATGACAAAACAAAATAAATCAAAGAAAAATATATCATTAAAAAGGGGTATTAATATACCAAAGATACCAAAAAATCCTACTTTAAAATTAGGATCAACACCATCATCAACGCAAGGCAATCCATTATTTCCTAATACAACTCCACAAACACCTATTAAAAAATCATACAAAGGCTTTCACGGTTTTTTAGATTATGTTCATGATCATATTCTATTTTTAAATAGTAGTCGATTTTTTGCTGGTGTTGTAATGATTTTATTAAATATTGGATCAAAATTTATATCGGTACAATTTAGCAAGTCAACAGAAGAATATTTAAAATTTTCTATTACAAAACAGATTTTAGTATTTGCTATGGCATGGATGGCAACACGTGATATATATACATCGTTAGTATTGACTGCTGTATTTGTTGTATTGTCTGAATTTTTATTTAATGAAGAAAGCACTTTTTGTATTGTTCCACATCAATATAGAGTATTAAATAAATTAGTGGATACCAACAATGATGGTATAGTATCAGATGAAGAATTAAACCAAGCAATTCAAATTTTGGAAAAGGCTAAAAAAGAAAAACAAATGAATAGCACAAATACAAACACAGGTACAAACACAAGTACAAACACAGGTACAAACACAAGTACAAATGGATCAGGAGGAAGAAATGGTGTAGGAGTACAAACAAATGTCGGAGATAATGTTAAAAATACTATTACAAAATATATGAATAGTAATTAAATAATATTTTAATTATATAAGTAGAAAACAATTATAATACAATTAGTATAGTATGAATAATGACACTATGAATAATGGAAACGTGAAAACTAATAATAGTAACTTGAAAAATTATTATCCTGCATCTATTACTATATTATTAAATACTAGAATTTTGGGAAATTCAAAAACAATTTATTCTCCTAATATGACATTGCCATCTATTTCTAGTAAAACAATTTATTTCAATCCTTTAATTAAATTAGATAAAAGAATCGTCCAAACGATTCCAAAAGGTAAAAATGAGGATTTTATGTATGAGCAATTTTTTTCACCAAGCTATTTTAACAGCTTACTTATCCGATCACAATATTATCCTCAACCAAATAGAACTTTAGAACAAGCAACGGAACAAGGAATTGTAGATAATAATATTAGAATTTTGTTAGATACCTTGTTCAATGCAAACAAACCATTTTATATTAATAAAAATCGATACACTTCTTACGGATATACTTGGAATAAAGGCGATTGGATTGTTGAATCCGTCAATTCTTCAAAAATTATAAAGAAATTTTATAACTATTATCAGACCAGTTCTACTAACTATCCTAGAACCGCATATGCAAACAGGTATAATTTACCTAGTGCTACCGTACAAACTATTATGCCCAGTGCTCCAATGATTGTACCAAGTACAACAACATTATATCAACCAAATCAATTATTATCCCCTTCTATCGGACAATCTAATTTTATAACTTATCAAACCCCAATTTTACAATCGTATCCATATCAAAATGTAGTTGTCCCCACTACAAATGAAAATCCTATGTTTGATTCTTTTAATAAATTTGAAGAATCGGTTAATGAAAATATATTGCATGGTTCAGATGCGTCATCTACGTTCGGCGATATAATAGATGAACAACAAAAAACAAAACAACAAAAAAAAACTCGCATGACTGCGGACAAAGAAATAGTGAGTCAGGGTAAAAGAGTGCAACAACCATCATCACAACCATCAACACGACAACAACAACAACAACAACAACAACAAGTCAAAAAACCTTCCTCTGCAATAAATTATACTATCAATCAACCTGAAAGTCAGTTGTTAAAAGAACAATATTTATTTTATGCGTTAGATGGTTTAAAAAATGGATTTATAACCGCAAATAACATCCAATGTAGTGCAATTAATACAGTAGAACAATTAAAAACAATTCAAAGGGGTGCGTTTTATAATAATAAAATAGAACCATGGACTGTTCTCTCGAATAATGGGAACGGTGACTGTTTGTTTTATGTGTTTTGTCAAATAGTAAATAGTCCCGATTATAAAGCCATAAATACTGTATTAAAAACAAGGCAGAGTGAATTTAACCCTGGTGCTAAAAATATAAACTATTATGACAATGAAGGGAATTATACGGTTGCTGGATTACGAAACCTGGTAGCGGATTTCATATTGTATAATATTGATCTTGGAAAAGACATTGGTGATTCTATTATTAGTAGAAATACAAATGAAACAGATGATCGATACATAGTTACTGGTAATTTAAATCAGACATTGGATAATATGAGAATATGTGCGGATAAAGATAATAGATCTTTATCAAAACAAAAAGCATTACCTAATGATAATTATTATTGGGGAGATCAAACTGCTATAAATATAATTGAATATGTTTTTCAATTTAAAACCATAATTATACATAAACCAAATCAGGTGAATAGAAAAACTGGAGTATATAATGATAATGATAAAGTGACTATACTCTTAAAAAACAATACAGTAATAAATGGTGATTATGTTGAAATTGAATATTATACAGATAATACACTAAAAAATTCGGTTATAGAAAGTGGATATTTAATTGATAAACAATTGGATAAAGATGGAAACCTTCAATCTGTAACTATATTAAAAAATAACAATATAGACCCCAATAAATGTCAATTTGAGAAAAAACAGATCAACAATGAAAACAATAATACAATAATCAGTATTCATAAAATTGAAAAATATAAAATATACAATAGTGACAGTTTTGCTTTGTTACAGGGATCATCATATAAAAACTATGTTTACATATTAAATCATGATAGAAACCATTATGAAACGGTAAGTTTTGTTATTAGAGGAAAAATGCGTTATGTTTTTGATTCTAATAATATTTTAGATTTTCATCCGTATATTATTTACATGATTTTTTTATATGCATTTATGATTGGTTCGGGTGTATCATCTCCATTTGTCAAAACAACTTTAGAACAATATTTGGTGCAGTTGTATGGATATTATTCTTCAAATACTAAAATTAAAAACCGATTATTGTTGGGTGGTGCGGGTGCGGGTGATGGTGCAGGTGATGGCAAAAGTCCATTAACACATCGCGTTGAACTAGATAAAACGCCAAATCCGTCAACTACAGATACTGGTTCTACTCTTACCCCTTCTTATTACGGTCAATTTAAAAATTATATGAATGATAAATTAGATAAAGTTACCCCGTATTACGGACAATTTAAAAATTATGTGAATGATAAATTAGACCAACCTCTTCCCATTAATAATTCAAATAAAACTATTCCAGTATATTATGCGAATCCAAATTTATCTTATTATGTTGTAGTTAATTTAGAATTATTCCCAGGGGATAAAATTTCAAATATGGATAAACGAAATCTTGGTTGCCAAATTAAATTTGATAATATACGAAAATCGTATGCGGATTTATTAGGATATCAATACCAACCGTCATTGTTAAATACCAATGTTATGCCGAGTAGGATAGACACTAAGAGTGGTACTAGTAGTAGTAGTAGTGGTAATAAATCAAATTCTAACTCCAAAAACACTACAAAAAAATATAGGAATGGCGACAATAGTAAAAACAAAAACTATCGAAATACTCGACGATATCGAGGGTAAGGGAGATGTTGTATTTTTCTTTATTTTGAGAGAAAATAAAGAAAATAATAGTGTGCTAATTATCGATGTTTTCGTGATTTCTTTGATTTCTTTGTTCTCTTTGATTTCTTTGTTCTCTTTGATTTCTTTGATTTCTTTGTTCTCTTTGATTTATGTAGTTTGCCTCCTCTAAATGCTGTAGGTAGATATGTCAAACCACTTGTACTATCATTATCCCAATCCACAGGCTTATTTTCAAAATTATCTATATCTAAACGTGGATATTTATTTTCTAGAAAGGATTTTTTAAATGTATCAAAATTTTCATCATTTTCATCATTTGATGTTAAAATATAACATTCATTTAGTTGTTGATTAATTCTACTTTCACGTCTAGTATTATAGAGTTGCATAACTTCTTTCTTCGTACTATAGATTTCATAAGGCGTTTCATATTGAGGGTCTACTCTTCTATTTTTAGTATTATTAAGCATATTTTGTATTAAAACTCCCTCTTCATCTACCCATTGTTTATTCAATTGTAACCATTTTTTTTGATCATTTATATCATTAGGACATAAATTTGTTGTATTAAAATCGTCCATTATATATAATACAAATATTTTTTTTATTTTACACAATCAAAACGCAGAAATTTAGCTAAATAACAATATTTTTTGTCTTACACGCAATTACCGAACCTACAATATTTGTTGGAGCGACGTTTTCTACATTTGTGTATATTATTTCAACGTTTTTTTTTGATTTACATTTAGAATATTCTTTGCATAGTACAGCTCCTTGTTTCACTATATGCATGAATTGTTTTTTTGTCAATTGTTCTGGTATAAAATTATATCGCAAACATGGTTTTTCTGGGTCATTTACGCCATTACATACATTATTATAATGTTCTAAATTCATTACTGCGATAACATGGCATGAAGATTCTTCACCTACATGAAACCATATGTCTTCCGGGTGCGATTCTTCAATAATTTCGATATTATTTTTTGCGTTCCTCCCTATTTTGAAGAGAATCGTTTCTCTTATACTAGGAATATATCTTGTAACTGTTCGCATTTTATCTGGTTTTACTGGTTTTATATTCATATTAGAGAAATATTTATACAAAAATTTACTTTGTTATTATTATAATAATAACAAACACTAATCAATTTTTTATTTTTTTTTCAAACTTTTCTTCATATTTTTTACCTTCTATGCCACACATATGATCAAAATTTCTAGCAGTGGAACAATAATAATATTGTTTTGTTTCGGGTCGTTTAATACCATTTACAAAAAAATCATCATGTTCTATAAATGAAAATTTGGTGCATTTAGAATATGTATCAGGAGTTAAAAAACTTTCTTTCATAAAAAATTTACAGTTAACACATAGTTTTGGTTTAGCTATGTTTGATTGTGCATTTATACAAAAATTTGATAAAAATGCTAAAAACAAAGATAGTGTAACACAATTCATTTAGTTTAATGAAATATTTTTTTATATTTAGTAAAACGTATGATTATGATTATGATTATGGTTGATTGTTACAAAATGAAAAAATATTTGTATAATATATAAACGTTTGATTTAATAGTAAAATGAGTGATGATTGTAATGGTGAAATTATCAACTATTTAAATGATTTAATTAATTCTGATTCTAGTTTTAAAAAACCAGAACCTATAAAAAATAATATTTGTTATGAAAAAATTTTACAGGCAATGACAATATTAAATATTCCACTACAACCTCTAGAAACACTAAATGTTAGTTATCTAACAAACTTAATAGATCATTTTAATAAGTCAAATATTAATGTACACTCACTAAACATGAGTAGGATCACACGTTTGGAAAATGAAATCAATTATTTTAACGCCAACAAGGATAAAATACTCAGAGAAGATAGGCGCTTTAAAAATAATGAATCAAAATATAGAGATTTTTTAAGATGGTTGCAAAATGAACTAGAGATAGCTAAAAAAGGGACCACTACCCATACAGGCGGTAAGCGCAAATCAAAACGTCGTAAAAGTAAAAAAACAACAAACAAAAAAGGTAAAAAAAATAGAAAATCAACTAGAAAATCAAATAAAAAATTATCTAAGAAATAATAAACTTATCGACTATTGATTGTAACATATATTATACATTACAATCAATTTCTGTCAAATCACTGAATGAAAACTTAAAAGGGATTTTTTTTCAGAAACTGGTTCTGTTTTCTTTGATTTTCTTCTCTTAGTTTTAGTTTTTTTGGTCTTTTTGGCCTTTGTTTTTTTTTGTCTTGGTTGCACTAGCACTTGCAGATACTACTGCAACCCATTTATGAACACCATTCACGTCTGGTTTTGATTTAAACATCTTTCCATTATTTCCCTTCTTTGTTTTTCCTTTGCATTTGTTGGCAGGGAATGGTGGAGAAGGTCGTGTTTTGTATTTTTTGGTATTATCTTTCACACATTTTGTTTTATTTGCCATGTTTATATTATAACAATGTAAAAATCTAATAGTAGTATAGGTTTTTATTTTGTACTTTTTAATTTTTAATTTTCAATTTTGGTTGAGAATGTTGATTTAACTGTAATAACAACTAAATGTTTAGTTACCCATAATCCTAAAATAATCCACATATTGGTTATACTGTTTCCACCATTGTATATAATCCACCTAAATGCATGACAATGTGGGAGGGGAACTACAACAGGTGATGTTATAAATCCGACAAATGACATTGGCGTACAATAATAAACGTATAAATGACTACATGCATAGTGGAGTATAATCCATAATAAATAAATACCGACCGAGTTGAATACATGATGTAAAATTCTTACTATCGCATAATCTTTCATTTCCATATTGGTCTTGTTGTTGTGGTTGTGGGTTTTGTTGATTTGACTTGATCTTCTCTTGGTGTTGCATAAAAAAATCAATTTTTTATTTTTATTTGTTATAACCGCGACCATTACAAGATAGACTCATATTTTTTTATAAATTCCTCTTGTAAATTCGCAGGAATACAATTAAAATCGACCAATAAACGGTTAAGTTCATATTTTTTATACGCATCCTCCTTTTTTAATTTAGCATTAAAATATTCTGGTTCGTCGTAACATTTTATGGCTGTTTTAGGACCGCATTTTTTAAAAACAGATGATATATTGTCACTTGAATCACCCATTACTATTTTACAAAATAGATCCTTTTTTGCATCACCTAAACAACTTTTCTCTTCTGCAATATTTTTATAGGACATGTTATAAATTTTTACTCTAGGCCCAACAAGTTGAAGATAATCTTTGTCACTGGTGATTATGTATATTTTACAATTTTCGTTCTTTGTGAGCAAATGCTTTACTGATAACGCTATACAATCATCCGCTTCCAATTGTGGATATTCTAGTATATGTTGGGCGCCTCCTTTCATGAAAAGTTCTTCATTATATGTTATTGCAAATAACTTGCCTATTGATTCCGCATCTTTGTTACTACGTGTTGATTTGTACGCATCAACATATTGATTCCTCCATATATTTTCTCTCTTGCAATCTCTTCCAATATATATGGTTGGTGGTGTTGGTATTGGTGTTTGCATTTTTTTTTTCGATTTAACGTCCATATTGGATTCTAATAAATGTATTTTATTAGGTATTTCTTCTACTTTTTCTATAAAGGTTTTTTTGTATTTTTCAATGAAATCGTGTGTTATTTCAAACGGTGTTGGTGCTGATGCAGGTGTTGGATTTGCCAATTTCCACCAATTCATCATGGAATAAAATCGATAAAATATAAAATAGCTACCATCTATAAATATATAGGTTTTTGTTGGTGTTGGTGTTGATGGCAGAGAAGATGTATCGACGTTATTATTCATTTAGTATTTTTTGTTGTTTATGCTAGATGGTATTATTTATAATAGGTTCAATTTTATTATAAATAATGTAGGATATACTAATAGTAATATGGAGAAACTCTATAGTATAATTCATAAAAGCGCATTAGAGACATATGATTTACTAGACAAAAATAAAAAACCTATCATTCAACTAATTTCGATGTCTTTACCAAAAGAGACGCGTGACTTTATTTTTAACAAAGATTTCGATTATGAAAAATATTATTCGAAATCAGAATTAGAAGCTATGAATGCTAAAAAACTTGGTAAGTCTTCGAAAAAAAAACGGAAAGGTAAAAAAAGTGACAAACAATCTATTAGTTTATCAAAATCGATCAATAAATCAAAACTACTGTGTATATTAGACCATATACCAGAAAATTTATTGAATTTTTTGATTAATTTTTCTTATTTATCTTTGCATATCATATATTTTTTGTCCATATTAATTATAGTATTATTTGTTACTGATATTCATTATTTATTAATAGTATTGTTTGTTATTATTATTAATACTTTTGCGACTATTCTATTTTCTGGATGTCCTATTCACATAATAGAACGTAAATATAGACATAAATTAACATCCAATCAACATTTTTTATGTAACATTATCAAAAAACTACAGGATAATTATATTTATTATACTTATGAACAAAATATAGAACAATTACTTTTTGGAATTTTTTTACTTATTATAAAAATCAATTTACTTATTTTGTATAACTGTTTTTGTAAGTTTTCTCACCTAAACAAAAGATAGTTTGTATCTTGATTGTTCTTCTAATTTTGTCCTTTTTCCTAAAAAAGTAAAATATTTTTTTGCCAGAGTATATTGTGTTGGTTTTTTATTTTTCAATACTTTTAAACGAACGTACATAATCATACCTACTTGCCATATACGTTTATGTGGATATTTTTTGTTTTTGTATAATTTTTCTAATTTATCAATCGTATTTTTAACATCTTCTAATGTTGTATATTTTATATTTATTGTATCGCTTGGATCTTTGTCAATATACACATCAAACGATTTTTTCGGGTTTTCTGGATTAAACAAAAATTGTTTCTTTGTCGTGTGTTTCTTTGTCTTGTGTTTCTTTGTCTTGTGTTTCTTTGTCTTGTGTTTCATATAATATAACTACATTTTATTACATCGATCTGAAAATTTAATCCAATGGTGTTATTTAGAGCAACGCACTTACCATAGAAGAATCCTCGAGAGATTATTAGGACTGTATTTATCTTTCTTCCATTTCCCTTTAATCTTTGCTGACCTGTTCAGATAATTTTTTCTGCGTGTTTTATTTTTATGTTTTGTATAATCTTCATATCCCATTTGTCCAAAATGAACGACTCTACCATCTGGTGTGGTAATCATATATTTTTTTTCTTTCTTCGTAGAAAGTCCGATCTTTGCCGTCTTCCCAATATATTTTTTTGCTCTGCGATATACTTCTGTTGGATTCGAATAAAGACGAATTGGTTTTTTTTCCATTATTATATAATTTGTATCTATAAAAAAATTGGATATATTTTTATTTGTTTATATCAGTGAAGATTTGAATCCGCAACCCTACGAACTGATTTATACTAATCTCTAGTGATACGGATGCGAATAAAACTCTTGAAGCATGTAAAGTAAGTAAAACACACATTTAAATATATATGTATTTATATATGTAAATGATCATTACAACTGGAAATAACGGTAGATTAGGAAATCAAATTATACGAAATTTAGCAGTTAGTTTAATAGCTGAAAAACACGATATATCAGTTCAATATTACAATAAAGATTTAATTTATAAATTGGGTATTTGTTTATATAGTGGAAGCAGAACATTCAATCATTGTCAAAAATTGGACGATGAAAATTATTTTTCAATTTACAACAGTGATCGTGTTAACTATAATTTAGATCCTAATAAAAATTATTTTCAAACAAAAGAAATAAGTAATTTTATATATGATTATTTACACATGGATTCAATAAAAACTAACATTATTGAAAAAAACCCATATAAAATGAGATATAATACCAATAATGATTTATTTATTCATATTCGATTAACGGATGTTAGCCATTTTAATCCTGGAATAAATTATTATCTAAATACAATAAAAGCTATTACGTTTGATAATTTATATATATCAACTGATGATATAAATCATCCTATTATAAAAAGTATTATCACTTTATATCCAAATACTAAATTGATTGTATGCGATGAAATTACTACGTTTCAATTTGCCTCTACATGCAAACATATTATATTGTCACATGGTTCATTTTCTGCTATAATTGGTTATCTTTCTTTTTTTTCTACTATATATTATCCTGAATATGAATTAAATAAATTGTGGTATGGAGATATGTTTTCTATAAAAAATTGGAATAAAATGCCGATTAAGTAATAATGTATAAAATTTATATGATTTTTTTATATAAATTTTATGGTTTCGCTCTAAATATCCGATATTTAGATGTCTAAACTAATGGTATTTTTATCGGATCTAGGTTTTCTCTTGCTTCTTTTTGGCATGTTACCACTTCCACTACCTTGTAATTCTTTTAAATCAGAAATACTAATGGTACTATCATTATTGATACTTACTGAATCTATATCCATTTGATATGGTAATTGTGATTGTTGCTGTGGTTGCTGTGGTTGCTGTGGTTGTTCTTGAATATTAATTGTTTTGGTCTTTAAACCTGATAATATTTCACTTATATCACTAGGACCTTTCATTTCTGGTCTTTGGTTTGATGATTGTGATTGTTGTTGTTGTTGTTGTGGAGGTCTTCTAGGTGTTCTCTCAATATTTACTGGATTCGATTGGTTTTCACGAATATTAATACCATCATTCATGTTTGGAATGCTGGATCTTCCCATACCTGAACCCATATTCATACTATTATTGTTTCCAGGACGGCCTCCCATGTATGGTGTACTATTTGGACCTTGTGTTGCCATAGGCGGTGGTGGAGGCCCTCTTCCCATTGGAATCTCTGGTTCTGAATTCATTAAACCACTCATAAAACCACCAAATCCTGGACTGCTTTGACCCATTGAATTTACTGCCGCATTTTGAAATTGCCTCATTAAATCAGGGTTTTGTCTCATGATATCATCCATTCCAGGCATTGATGACTTAAACATTGTATTTGTCATATGTAACATAAGAGCACTACCACCCAATTGAAACATTAATTTTAATTCTGGTGCCATGGTTGCCTTTGATTTGTATTTTTCATACAACTCTGCAAAAATTTCATCATAATCATTAATATTTTCATTTATTTGTTCACTCCATCCATCTAATTTAATATCAAATGGATCAAATTTGTTATTTAAAAATTCAATACCATTGATAACAGCCATCATCATATTTCCTTGAAACTTGATGGAATTTTGTTTTGTTTTTTCCTCCATAATTGTCTCATATTCGCCTTGCATTTCTGCTAAAGGCGAATCCATATTGTATTTTTTTGATAATTCAACACCCTTTTTCTCCAGAGCTTCTAATTTTCTTAAATATTTGAACTTTTCTCTCAATAATTCTTCTTTTGACATAGCAGGTTGTATTGGAACAGTCTTATCAGGGTTGTTAATAGGAACATTATTAAATTTACTAAACCCATCCCATGTTTTTGAATTTGCATCTCCTGTTTCTGCTGTTGATTTTCCTATGGATATAGATGGTCCAGAGGATGATGTATTGTCATCAAAACGGACACCTAGTGATGGTCGTTCACTTGATGTGGATGGTGATGTCGAAAAAATATCTGATTTTGGTGAATAGCTGGATGATCCAGAATCAATATTAAAACTATTCGTGGTGTCTGATAATTCATTCAATTCATTTTCTAATTTATTTAAATCATCAAGACTAATATCATCATCGAATCCTTTTGATTTTGATTTTCCATCTTTTGCTTTATCATTCATTAATAATTCAATACCTCCACCGAAATTGACCGATTTTAAATCGTTCAAATCGTCATTCAAATTTGATATATCGATAATTTCACTATCCATTTAATATAACTTATTAAGAACATATAATTTTAAGTAGTACGAATATAATAATATATTTCTTTGTTTATTTGTTTATTTGTGTATGTTGTATTCGTTTAATCTATAAACGATTTTTAATATACCAAATACCTTGTAAAAAACAATCTGCTAAATCATCTTTTTTATTGTGTTTGTTAAAAAAATTCACCCATTCATCATTCGAGTGATTTTTTTCTAAATTTTCTAAACACGTCGATATCCCCAATTTCTTTCGGTCGTTATATTTTGCTTTATCTGTTTTTTCAAGGTTATCATGTTGTGTCTGTGTAATTGATGTGATCTTGTTATTATTAACGTTTTTCAATTTATTAAAAGAAGATACAAATTCAATATGTTGCTGATGTGATATCGAACTTTTCATAATAAAATATTGTGCAACCATGCCTTGAATTGTTTTCATGCGATTCGCTATTGGACTAATTTGATTTTCAATTAAAATAACATCAATGTTATCATATGTGTTGTTAATGGTAAAAATTTCGTCAAACTTTTTTTTAATATTTTTACCGATGCTAATAATATCTACTTTATTTGAATTTGTTATATTAACCGGTTCAAAACATTTATTCAAAACATATTCATTAAACAGATGTATCAAGTCCTGTTTTTTGATTGGTTTTGCATAAGATATATTGTATTTTTCAGCCAACTCAAACAAACTATTGATTTTTTGCTTATTTAAATAGGATGATTCCAATTCTTTCGTAGGAACATGAAATACTTGTTTTTTTGAATGTTTTAAACAATAACATTTGTTATTTTTTGTATATTTGGCTGATTTATTGCATATATTGATGGGTTGTGGTGGCTGAGGGTGTGGTTGGTGTTTTGTTGATTTTGTAGATTTTGCTTTTGATTTATCATTTTCTATTTCTCCACATAATAATGATGTTTCTTCTCCTATATTGACTATATCCCATTTTTTCACACTATAAATATTATTTTCTATTTCAAATAAACAAAATGCTAAATTTTTAATACCAATATCAATACTTAATAATTTTATGGTACATGGTGAAGAAGACATATACATAAATAATATGTATATTATTTATATTGTATTTTTACACCTTTTCTCATTTCAAACGCCCATTATTTCGTTAGATTATAATAATAAATTTATAATGTATTATCATAAAATGGGAATTTATGATAATGGTAGTATGTTTGGAATAAGAATATATAATTTTAATGATGATGATTTTGCGAATATATTATTTGAAGAAAAATATCATGAAATAATGAGTCATCAACAAATGAAGGAAGCATATTTATTCTATACCGAGTTGAATAACAAAGATGAAATACATTTTCAATATTATACTGAATGTAGTAGCACATATGGCGAAGGAATTTATTTACATTGGCATCCAATGACGTTAAATCTATTTTTAGAAAAAATCTGCGTTTGAAATGAGAAAAGGTGTATAAGAAATTTAATCTTTTTTATTTTGCCTTTGTGCTAGTTTATTATTTGTTCTAAAAGTTTGTAAATATGCTACTTTTCCGTCATTTTTCAATACACTTGTATTCCATTGAAATTTTCCTTTTACATTTTTTGGATATTTTAGTACAATTCCATTTTCCCAATTAGTTAAAACCTCACTCCACAAAATTTATATATATATTTAGGAATTTTGAAAAAAATATACGTATAATATATATACCATGTCAATGACTACTCGTAGTAAAACAAGCAAAAAGGCCATTTACAGACGCCGTGTTAAAAACTCCACCTGCAGAAAAGTTAAACGTTCTGCTGTATGCAAACGAACTGCTGGATGCAAATATGCTTCTGGAACTAAACGTCGTTATTGTCGTAAATCCAAAAATAGACATGCTTAAATGTCTGTTGGATTTTCGGTTTGTTTAATCATATTTTATTTTTTGTAAATAAATTATGATTTTTGTGTGTCTATTTAGTGCAATTAATATTTGTGGGGGTGATATTGAGATTGTTATTGAGATTATGATTAATACCCAATTGGCCTAATGTATCTGGTGTAAAATAAGGAGAAATCATTTTTGCTTCTAACTGTTGTCTAGATAAGTATGGATTTTTTAAATCACTGTTTTGATAACCATAACCAGGTGATCCAGTGTCAAATAAAGAATTGTACATAATAGGTACCTTACTTGAAGGAGTTTCTTGACCAGAGGTTACACTACATGGCATTCCTAAATCATAACACGCTGACATGTTATTATAATTCATAATTTTCATACCATTGTTTGTTAAATATTGTCTATATTGCCAATTCGATTGGATATTTTCTTGTCTTTGAATTCTTTCATTTATAACAGCTTCTGGTTGCCATGAAGCATAATTTCTACCATCTGCCATAATAGGAGGAAAATCAAAATGAATATTGTTTGATCCAGA